GCGATCTGCTCATTTCCATCGCACGCACGGCGAGAAGGGCGGAAGCGGTATGATCGGGACTCAAGTATATAATTCCACTCTCTATGGTATAGGGGGAATGGAAGGTGCGGCGTGGAAAGCAGACACGCAGCGAATGGAATTGTGATTGGCATTCCTTCGAGGGCATGGAGGCCCCACGTAACCTAAGTATCGACGTAGCCAGTTAGAGCCGGAGTAGCGCCCGGCCACCTTCCAACTCATTCCGGGAAACCGGGTATTTTGAATGCCAAGCGGCTGGTGAGGTGTCCCCGTAGTCGGGGCGGGAAAAACCACAGTACGGATTGCACGGGCCTGCGCTGCGAGGTGACAGGGGAATTGCCGAAAGCGCAGACGGATACGGGTGCCGGACGTGACAGCGAGGAGAGGTCAAGGCCATGCGGTACAGCCAACGCTCCACCACCTCACAAACAATAAAGGCGGGTTACTTGCGGATGGACCGCGGCGCTGCGATGACCTTGGACACCTTCTCGACGGCCATGGCCATAAAGTAAAACTGCACCACTGTCTTTTCCAGGCTCAGCAGCTCCGCCGAAAGCGGATCAGTGACGCCCCAGTGCAGCACCTTGTCCCATAGGACCAGTTTTCCGTTGTAGATAACGAAAGGCAGGGCGAAGCCCGGCCGCACCCACGACGTCAGCCAGGATCCCTGCTCAGCAATAAGCACCGCCTGCTGCGCCTGCAGAAGCGCGATGCGCTGATCGGATTCCAGCTTTTCATGATCGGTCTGCGCCTTGAGACGAGCGGCGTAGGCCTCGTTGAGCTGCTGTCCGATGGCTGCAATGCCGCCACCGAAAAACCACCCAACGATACGCTCAATGATGGCGCCAATCATTCTTGCGCCGGCACGAGCTTGGCCAGGCTGCGGAACAGCACGACCAGCACGCCCAGAACAGCCATGATGATGGCGGCTTCCTTCTTGGATAGGATCGTCGTCCAGTCCACAGTCTGCAGGGTTGGCACGAGGTCACTCAGCAGAGGCACCAGGCCGCCACCGGCGGCGATGATGATGCCCACGATCTTGGTGCGCAGGCCCTGCAGGGATGGCACCGTGAAGAGGGCTGCGATGATGACGGCGAGGATGACAAAGAACACAATGGCGGCCATGGTGGAATCCTTTCAGGTTTTTGGCAATTTCTTCATTTCAACGATCATTTCCCGCTCCCGCTCGCGTTGGATTATGCGCTGCTCGGAGACATCCGATTTGCGCAAAACCAGTGCTGAGAGGAGGAGAACGCCAACGGTGATGACAAATATTGCCTGCACGGGCCATTCGCTGGAAATGTAGTTGAGCAGCATTTGAATACCTTTTTGCTTGGATGGTGTGCCGGGGAATCCGCCCCGGCTCGCTTGGTCAACAGAAAGGCTCTGTGTTTGGACGCTGGTGATCCCAACGACCCATGTTTGGATTTGGCAGATGGCCTCGACCTGAAAGATCGAGGAGCCTATCAATCCCCCTGCGGGGCGAAACTTCGACAGTGCGGACCGGAGGCAAGGACTCCGGGCACGTTGTTACATGCGGCGCGTGCGCTCCGCCGCAGCAAGGGCAAAGCCAGCCCATCATTTTCCTGCTGGCCTCTTGTCAAGGCCGGCGTCAGCGAGCAGCTTGGCCACGTCATCGACGTGCAGTGCATCGCACATGCAAGCGATGGAGTTGGTCGGCTGTACGGGGGCGATGTAGCCGTTGCAGTAATCATTGCCCGGCGTAGCAGAATGAAGGACGCCAACGGCGACAATCTTCCCGCCCTGAAGGCTGACAATCATGTCCCCATTATTGGCGGGGCGGCCATTGCGGTAGTGCATCATGTTCTCCTGTTGTTGCGCGTGACCGACGCGCGGCGGGACGCGCCGGGGCGCGTGTTTTTCAGATCGTTGCCGCCTTTGGTTGCTGAGTGAAATTGTATGAGGAAATGGTCTTGCCGTCAGAGTTCATGACGTAGACAACACCCTCTCTGAGGCTCTGCCTTTCCTTGTTTGGGCGACAATACAAGAGTTCACCGTTTTTGAGGTCGTTGGATGGCAACAGAAAGGTCACCTCCAACGCTTCGGCCAAGAGTTAACCGTGGTCTGTGATTTGTTTCAACGTCAACATTTTCTTCGTCCTTCTTCTGCTTCTGAAATGCGTGAACCCGTCACGCGGCGGAATTACCCAGTTGCGTTCTTGTTCAGATACTGTTGCACCTCGTCGCGGTGCGACCAGAGAATGACGCATGCCAGCACAATGCCAGCCAGGCCGATGCCCAGCGCAATCCAGAGGCCCGTCTGGGGCGCTGCAACTGTGGCGGCGCTCGTCGCCCCCACGATTACGACAGAGGCGCTATTGGCCTTGGCCTTGGCGTCAGATGCCCGTTGAATGGCGGCAATGGTGGCTGGGCCCATGATGCCGTCCGGCTTCAGGTTGGGGTGTGCACGCTGGAATGCGGTGACGGCCGCCGTGAACATTGGCCCGTGCCAGCCATCCACCTTGCCCTGGTAGTATCCGAGATCCTTCAGCTTTTGCTGCCACGGCATGATGTCCGCATCAGGCGCGGGCGGGGCCGGGGTCTGCACTGACCTGGCCATGTCATTGCCCAGGCCGTAGTCTCCTGTTTCCAGCAGCCGAGCCTCGTCAGCGCGTCGGGCCACAAGACCGCGCAGCCGGACGCCCTTGGCCGTCGCCCGCGACGTGCGCAGCCTGCTGGCCGCGGCCGCTACGTTTCCGGAATTGAACAGACCGACCCACGAGTCCGACATGGCGCCAGTGCCGCAATTGAAGCAGTAGTCGCAGCCCACATCATGGTGGTGAGCCTTGCCATCCGCCGTCATTGCTGCCGTGACTGCCGGTTCATATTCCTCAGCAAAGACCTTGCGCAGCAGTGCGGCACTCTGCTCCCGCGTGATGGTCATGCCGGGGCCAATCTTGCCCAGCTCGCGCACCGCAACCTTGCTGCCATTGGTAAAGCCGGGGCCGATGGTCCAGACGCCCACAGGATCCCGATAGGCCCGTGAGACAAACCCCTCGTGCTTGATGGTGAAGGCTATTCCGCTATCGCTGATGGTCATGGAGAAGGCTTTCAAACATTGGCTGGAACGTAGAGGCAGAGGAAGCGGGCAAATGAGGCGCAGCCGTGATAGTGGCCGTCATGGCTCATTCTGGCCTTGTCGTATGGGACCACGCCCCAGACCTCGAACCCGGCGCTTGAAGTGTAGTGCACATGGTAGCCATCGCCGTGCATGGTGACGGCGGTATCATCGATCGGCTCGCAGTCCTTGCCGCTGCAGCACTCCACGTCGTACCAGGAGTGAGCAAACGCGGCCGCACTGGCAAGAGAGAGGCAAAGACAAAGCAGAATGGCCCGTAGCATCACAGCCCCTCCCCAGGTGTAGGTGGCTTGTCGTCCTGCCAGCTATCGCCTTCGCGGATGGGGCACCACATGCCATTTGGCTTGATGATGGCGATGGTCCATGCCGTGTCGCCGAGATAGAGTTTCAGAAGGTCGCCCTGACTTGTAATGCCTTCTCCGACCGGAAACTGCCCAAGGGTCTTGGCCATGGTGGCTTCCGATTCCTTGGCATTGGAAAAGCAGACCATGACGGACTGAGCAAATGCGGCCGTGATGAACGTCGCCGACATGACGACCAGGATGATGACCAGAAGCGCGCGGGCGATGGCCTTCATTGTTTTCGTAGCTCCAGAAGTATCTGCGTTGAAAGCGACCGCTGCTCTGTGGCCAGCTTTTCAATGCTGTCGATCTGGGCGCCTTGATGCTCGATAATCTTTGAAAAGTCCTTTTGATCGGCCTGCATGTCCTTGATCTGGGCTCGCAGTTCTTCAACTTGAACGATGGGTGCATATCGCTTCGCGTCAACCACGTTGGTGACGAACTCAGTTGCGGCAGGCCTGCCGATCAGCCAAAGAATTGTGAAAAGAGTGATCACGGCTCCCCCCACGCGAGCCACCTCGGCAAGCGCCTTGCCAAGCAGCATGTTTTGAATAGTTGGAGACGGCACACCAGTGTCCCTTTCCCGAAGACGTTCTTCAGGACGGCAATTTACGAAATCCGGGCACGTCTTTTGGGCCTATTTGCTGGCCCGCAGTTCCGGCCATTCCCGCTGCAGCAAAGTGCGCGCCTGCCGGCGGCTTTGCTCAAAGGCGTCCTTGATGGCGTCCTTCTGCTTTTCGTCCGGCATGCGGGCCCATGCCCCCGAGCCAATCTCACGGCGCAGGCGATCGGTTGCCGCCGTTCCGGAAAGCTCCACGTAGCGATCGTATTGCAGCGCGGTGAGCTGGTGGCCGGCAACAACGCGGGACGGCATGGACGGGAAATAGCTCACGCGCAGCATTTCGCGCGCCACGGGGTTGTCCTTCTCCCTGGACATGAACAGCGGGGAAATAGCATCTGGGCCAATGGCGCCCTGTCGCGTGAGGACTTCGCCAAACACATTGCGGGAAGGACTGAGCGTGGTGGACCAGCCGGGCACACGGGCCTTGATGGCGTCGAGCAGGCTGCGCTGCTGGCGCACCACCGGATCCCAGGCTTGTGCGCCCTGCGCCACGAATTGCGGAACCACGGAACTGCCAAGGCGGCGGCCCCACGATTCCAGCTTTCCAACCTCGCCGCTGAAGAACGCATCGAAGGCGGTGACGAGCCCTGACAGGTAGGTCTTGTTGCGGATGTTGTCTGCCACGGCGTTGACCACGATCGAGGCCATGCGGTTGTATTCGGACTCGGTCAGGGCATCGCCCAACTGCACCATGTCGGCACCGATGCCCAAGATCATCGCAATCGGATCCAGACGCTCATAGCTGTACCAGGTGTCACCGACCTTCATGGAATAGGGTTGCCAGCCCGTGGCGCGCATTGCCGCCTCTTCGTCACGGTCATCCGGAGGTCCGCCAGAAATCATGCCGGCCATGGTCAAAGCCACCACCGTCGTCATGAGCGTTGTGCCGATCGCCATACGGGCAATCTGCATGTCGCGCGCCACGCTGCCGTTCTTGCCAGACAGGGTGTCACGCACTGGGCGCATCAACAGACCGAACGGCGTCCGTTCCGCCGCGTACTTGATGATGTTGGCCGGGGTGCGGATGAAAGGCAGAATGAGCCATGCGCCGGGAATTGCCTCGCGCAGATTGTTGACGAGCTTGCCCTTCTTGCCAAGCTGATTCTGGAAGGTCTGGTAGAGGGCGTGGTTGTGGGCCGCGTCCCTCATGGCGCGGCTGGGGTTGGCCCTGAGTTCGGCAATGCGCGCAGTCAGGCCAGCACCGGTACGCCCCTCTTTCAGGGCTTGCCGCAGCGCCTGGGCGTTGATCTCTGCACGATAGTTCACAGCCTTGAAGAATTGGTCTTCCGCTTCCAGCAACGCGCCAGGCACGCGGACAATGGTGCCCAGCTTGCCGGGGATGGCCTGCTTGTGATGGGCTTCGAGCTTGGACTCGACGTCGGGATGTTCGCCTGTGCGCAGCAGGTGCTTTGCGGTCTGCCAGCCTTCCTTGGCCCCCTCGACAAGGCCGAAGAGCCTGGCCGATGCCTCGCCAATTTCCACCCTGTCACCATCATGCAGTCGCCCAACCTGCGCCGCCAGATAGGTTTCCGGCGTCTGCCAGAGGGCAACGAGGCTGTTCGAGAGAATGTTGGTGATGTGGGTCCGTGGGCCGGACAGAATGCCGTTAATCCACGCTTCGCGGATCATGTCCCACACGGTCGCCTTGCTGATGTCAGCGATGAAGCGGCCAATCTTCGATGGGTCGTCTAGGTCAGTGATCATCTGCGCCAGATCACGGGCCATTTCCTCTTCGCCCTTGGCCTTGGTGGCAAAGCCAGCCTTGGGATTGCGCACGCTTTTCAGCACGGCGTCCATGCCACGCAGATAGTCCTTGCCCGCCAGCATGTTGAACTGCTGCAGGGCGCGGCCAGCCTCAGCCGTCATGCCAGCAACCTGCTCCTGAATGGCGCGATGGCGGGTGACGGCCTTCTGGAACTCGGCCAGGTCCGTGAGTTTGTTCGATGCCTGGGCCACGCGCGCCCGGCGCTTCACGCGCTCGGCGCTCTTCAGCATCATGACGCGGGCGGCATAGATCTGGTGGGCGTTGAACGCCATGCCGTTTTCACGGGCCAGCAAGTCCTTCACCGACATGCCAAGCTCTTCTGCCAGGGCGGCGGTCTGCTCGTTGGACACCACGCCACGGCGCTCGGCGATGAAGTCGCCAGCGTCTTCCGCCACCTGCCGGAGCATCGCCTTGATGTCTTCCGTTGTGTTGATGCGGTGCAGGTTGATGTTGCCGGCCAGATCCTTCAGCCGTTGACGGTCTTCCTCGGTGGAAGCAGCTTCGGAGGGGTCCGAGAGGTGCGAGCCCAACGTGGGATGGCGCGAGCCGTCGTCTGGGGCATTGCCCAGAATTGACGGGTTGCTCGGGTCGAACGCGCCGCTGTTGCCCGTGGCTGATTTGATTTGTGAGGGGGAGAAGACGACATAGGTATCAGTCGCGCGGTTGGGGTTGCCATTGCCGAAACCGGTGTAGTCGTCCTTCACGTTCCGAATGATGACGCCGTCATGGCCGCCCGCCTGCGCCTCCTCAATCACGTCCGAGGTTTTGCCCCGCGCCTGCGCCTCACGCCATGGCTTGCCGTTGCCATCGACGATTAGTGGGTTTTCCATCTTGAGAAAAACCTCGACAACTCCCGGCTCGGCGTCCTGATAGTCGAAAGCACGGCGGTCGTCGGCATAACTGGCAGCGGTCGTGCGGTCCTTGGCAAACCAGAAAGCGCCACCCTTTTGACTCCCGTTGTAGCGCTGCAAGGCGGTCTGAAATACGCCGTGGTCCCTCACGAAGCGCGCGTCAGGTGCGCCATGGTACACGACCAGCGGCTTCCCGCCCGCATCGACGACGGCGCTCTGGCCAAACCAGCGCTTGAAGGCGGGCGTCTCCGTGATGTTGCCGAACAGGCCAAGCTGCTTCTGCTCGTCGCCGAACAGGCCAATGTCCATTTCGTTCTGTGCCTTGGCTGGCTTCATCGGCGCGTCGGCACGGCGCTGCACCTGAGACTTGACCGGCACGGGCTCAGCGCCAGGCAACACAAGCTGCGGCTTGCCATCGGCGCCGGGTTCCGTAAGTGTCGGGGGTTCATCAGCAGGCGCATTGCCTTGCTGTGTCCCCATGTCCATCTCAGGCGGGGCCCAGCCACGGCGGCCCACGTCGCCCCGTTCGGCCTGCCGCATGAACTGCCGGGCCTGCACGTCAATCCCAGCAGCGCCCATGACCTGCAGGACGGCGTCAGCCCATTCCAGCAGCTTGTCCACGACCTTGCGCACCCAGGGCGTGACACGATCGCGCACTGACACATAGTCACCGAACAAGCGGGCCACGGCCTCCTCGTCCATCTTGTCCGCAAACTGCGCTTCCGTCATGCGCCACCTGCCCATGTATTCACGGCGATAGGTGGCCACACTGGTCGCCGACGGAGCAAAGCCGTTCTTGCGGGCCATCGCCACAAGCGCCGTCCACTCCTGCTGAGAAATCAGGCCAAGGTCGCGCATGGCATGCAGGGACTCATGCGCCACGTTGTTGGCGATGCTGGCGGCGGCCTTCATGGTCACATAGATGGTCCGGTCGCGGTTGTCGTAGGCAGCCGTGTATTCGGGCGGCAACCCAAGAGACGCGGCATCGCCTGTCACGATATTGATGCGGCGGCCCAGCAGCTTCTGTGTCAGGGCTTCGACGCGATCGGCCACGGCGTCAATCTGTGCCTTGGTCGCCGCGAGTTGGGTTTCGCTCTGTTTGCCGGACTGGTTGAACAATGGTTGCCCGCGCATAACACTGTCGCGCATGGCTTCGGTGATGGGCAGGGCGTGGGCAGCCAAAGGTTCTGCCTGGGCCTTCTGATAGGCGGCAAAGTCAGCATAGGCAGTTGGCTTGCCGCCCCCGCTGTTGATGTTCATCCGCCCGACCTTGGCGCCCCACTTCTTGCCCAGCTTGTTGGCGACATCCACGAGCATCTTGTCGTAGAAGCCGCGCATGCCGGAGCCGCCGACCTTGAGGTCGAGGCCAGACAACTCTGCGGTCTTGTTGCCCTGATAGGTGTCGTAAACTTTGCCTTCACCGTTTTGAATTTTTTCAGCGATTTCCTTGCCTGCGATTTCGGCAATGCGATCAGCAGTGATGCCGTCTTCCTGCAAAATCTTTTGGCCACTTTTTTCTGCAGTGAAATTGAATAGGCCGTCCTTGCGGGCAGTGTAACCGATGCGATCTATCTGCTTGCTGAGGTTGTATCTCTCAGCCTGCACGTCGCCAGGCGTCCAAGCGACGCTGTCAAAACCGTTCTCCGCCGCCCAGCGGATCATGCGCTTCATCGCAAGTTCGGGCCATGTCGTCTTGAATGGGGCGTCGGGGATGCCTGTTTTATGCGAATTTTGACGGTTGATTTCCGCGATGGCGTCTTGCTCAGACGTATAGCGCTGTTCGTCGTATTCGTCTCCACGACCATCAGCCAGCAACCACAACATGCCGTTGGCTTCCTTTACCGGACGCAGATCATCAATTGTCAGCCTTGAAGGATCGTAGGCTTTCGTGCGTGTTGAGTAGCCCTTCTTTCTCCCGATTTGATGCCAGTCGCTCTGGACCTCTTCGATGAACAGGATGCGCTGCTTATTCCGCTTTGGCTCAGGAGGCATTTTCAATGCCTCACGCTCCGCATGAACCTCCTTCAATCTCGTTTGTGTGGGTGTGTCGGGGCCATCGTTGCCCCATGTATTCATGATGCGATTGGCTTCGCCCAGGGTGATCTCCCCACGTTTGGCCCTTTCGAGAGCTTCCACCCTCTTGGCTTCAGACTTTGTATTCCCTTCGCTGACGGCTCGTTTTTGCAGTGACGTAATTTCGTCCGTCAGGCGCTGATACTCCGGGTAGAGTTCAGAACGTATTCCAAGAATTTTCCAGTCTTCTTCAGTGTAGGGAGCATCGATCACGCGCTCGTTGAAGCGCACATGAGCCAGGATGTTCGGCTCGTCCCAGTGGGAGGAGGAAAACTTTGGCGGCTCGAAAGCAGGCTGGTCGCCCTCAACTTCAACAATCTTAACTTGGGAACGAATGTGGTCAGGAATACTGTCAAGCTGCCGTTCCGCCTCCTCCATGGTGGCATACGGTTTTGTCATTGGCCCACCATTCCGGGTAAGAACAAAACGCCCAATCCTGCCATGCGGCCGATCATCCGGCAGCGTCAGCAGCAGTTCGCGGTAGTTCTCGCCACCGGGGATTTGATACTCTGGGAACTTGGTCGGCCCGCCGCCGCCATCACGGAACGGGGCCAGCACATCGTCTGGAACCCCCATTTCTTCCATGTCTCCAATTGAAATTTCCTCCCCCCTCTCGGCTCCCTGAACAAGAGCGCTCGCAAGGGTCGCGTTGACATCATCCATGGCCAAAAGCGCGGCCCGCAGACGTTCGCTGTCTTCCTTCGTCGCGGAAGTGTTGGCTCCCTTCAGCACCTCCTGCACCTGCACCTGGTTGGCCCGCAGGAACGAGAGCAGTTGTTCCTTCGTCACGGGGCCGTCCTGCGCCTTCAGCCAATCATCGACGCCCAGCCACGCCATTTCCTCCGGCTTGATGCCCGGCTGGTTGCGGATGGTGGCAGACCACTGCTCAGCATTGGCCCGGTTCATTTTCAGGGCTTCCACGGAGCGCGCCAAAGCCGAATAGAACGGCGGCGCCACGTCAGTGACATTGCCCATGATCGATGGTCCGCCCGCGCCGCGGCTGCGCTCCTGGCCCTTCTGCAGGGTCGCACGGATGTCGCGTGCCGTTGCCTTGGCCAGCAGCACGGTATCAGCGGCTGCGCTCAGCAGCACCACCGGATTGGCGCTCAGGCTGCCCCCGACGAGCTTGAAGAGCACGCCAACCGCAGCCCAGCCCTTGTGCACGTCCTGCCCATTGGCCAGCCGCTTCGACAAACGATAGGTGCCAAGGATTGACAGGCCGCCAGACAAGGCCTCGCCCACGTTGAGGCTCAGCCATGCCGTGGCAAAGCGATCGCCGACCAGCCCGCCTTGCACCAGCCATTGCACGCCCGGCAGCGGGATCCCGGCCTTGGTCAGGCTGTCCTTGGCAAGCTGGCCCAACCAGTCCGGCAGGGCCGATACGCCAAACTTGTCGATGATGGTGCCAAGGTTAGCCAGTGGGTCATGCCCGAACCAGACGCGGTGCGCCCAGGGTGCGGTCATATGATGCTTGATATAGCGGCCCATCTCAGGCCCGGCATTGCCGACCTTGTCGATCCAGCGCCCGATTTCATCGCCGGGAATCGCCTTGTCGATGATCTGGGTGCCGAACGACCACGTCTTGCCCCAGTGATCGGTGTAGCCAAATGGCAGGCCGGTATCGACGATCTTGTAGCCAAAGCCCTGGGCGGCAGCCATGAGCAGGCGACGCAGGGGAGACGCAGCGGCCTCGGCCTTGGTCTGGTCTTCGATGTTGCCCATGACCGCAGGCTTGCCACTCACCTCATTGAGGAAGGCCTGCCGTGCGTCAGCGCTCCTGAACTGGAAGCCGGGTATGGCTCCCAGCCCGCGGAATGATGAATACCAGCCACCATGGTTCTTGGCCGCGGCGCTGAACGCCTTGAAGGTATCAGAATCAACACGCTGGTCGGCCGTGGCAATGAACAGGTCTTCCCCGGTCTTGCCGTGTTTGGTTTCTGCGCTTGTGAACGTGGTGTCGCCTGCGATGCCCTGTGAAGCAGGGGCGCTCGATGCAGTGGCGGGCTGTTCCTCGTCCTTGGTGACAGGCTCCAACCGATCGGCAATGTCCAGGCCTTCAATGCGGTCGAAAAGCTCATTGATCGTCTCGGCCCCGGTGTAGTTGGCGCGCTTTGACTGCAGGCGATCGCGCACCGTGGCGTCGGTCTGCTTTTCCAGCACCTTGATGACGGTCATCACGCCCGTTCCTGCGCGCTCGAACGTGACCTGTGGAAGCTCGATCGAGGCCACCTCATAGAGGCTGACGGCCGCATCGCTTGCCATGAAGTCTTCGTAGCGCCTATCGGCTGACGGACCGGTCGGAATGAGGGCCACAATGCGGCCCCCGTTCTTCAGGTGGCGCAGTGCCTTGGCGACGTGCTCAATCGCCGTCTTGCCTCCCACGCCATAGGGCGGGTTCATGATGATGGCGTCAAACTTGTTGACGATGTCGAAATTCTCGAACGATGTGTTGACCACCCGCGAGCCAACGGCATTCAGCGCGGCACGGCTGGCAAGGAAATTCGACGGCTCGACAAGCGTGCGGGCCGCACCTTCTGGGAAATAACGGGCAATCGCACCATGACCGGCAGAGGGTTCAAGCACCTTCTCTCCGGTCTTGATCTTGGCAAGCTCCACCATCTTCAGGCCGATTGGTTCCGGCGTGGCGTAGTAGTCATTGCCTTCCCGCTGATCGCGGCGCTTCGTGTTTTTCTGCTGCGCGAAATAGTGCGTCTTGGCGCGGTCCCAGTCCGAAATCGTGGTGTTGGTTGCCCGGTCCAGTGCCTTGCCGCCCTTGCCATCATCTGGCGACGGCTCTTCGCTGTCAGCTTCGTTGAAGGCGTTGATGAACGACAGGCGAATGGTGCGGGCCTGCTCTCCCATAGCCAGGTTTTCCGCCGTGCCTGCGCGCTCTGCAATCTTGCCTGCAAACGTCCAGCGCTCCCAGTTTGTTCCGGTGTTCATGTAGCGGAACATGGCGTCCGAGGCTTGTCCCACGCGGTAGATGCGGCCTTCCTGCTGCAGGGATGTCGTGGGCCTCACCGGCATGCCAAGATTGCGCAGCACACGCGGCTGCTTGCCCGTCGTGTCGTGCAGGCTGATACCAGCTTCGCCGGCCGCGCTCTGGACGATGATGATGTCCTTGCCGCTGCCATCGATATTGAACAGCTTCTTGGCTTCATCACGTTTCTTGGTCGGAACGGTGCCGTTGTAAACCAGCGCCTGATCGGGGAAGGCCTTGGTCAGTGCTGCGATGGGTGCCGCGTAACCACTGAAATCAAGCGTTTCTACCCATGGATTATTGCCGATGAACTCGTCATAGAGCTGCTTCAAGTTGACGGTGACGGCCTGGCCATTTTGATAGACCGAAGCTGTTTCTTCACCGGTCAGGATGAGGCGGAACGGCGACATGCCGCCGCCAACGTTATAGTCGTGGAACACCACCACCTTACGGCCCAGCGCCATATCCTTGCGGATGATCGGGATGACGTGGCGTGCCTTGATGGCTTCGAGCAGCCGCATGCGGGCCAGATAGTCAAAGCTCTCCTTGATGATGTCCCACAGAGGCCGGTACTTGCCATCATCGCCGGTCCACAGGATGTCCATGGCTTCGTCGATCTTGTGGCCGACAGCGTCGTCAACCAGCACGAACTTGCGATCGTAGTCCTTTTCGACTTCAAGGGCGCGGCCGGCGATGCTGCCATCGCGCTTCAGATTTTCATGGAGTTGGCGCTCCATGATTTCGAGATTGACGCCAGGCTCGGGCTTGGTGAGCTTGTTGTAGCGCATCCGGTAGCCCAGGTTCTCCATGTAGAACCGGTCACGGCCATCGCCACTGTTGTATCCCTGGCCCTGCGTTTCGCGATCGATCTGGTAGAGGTAGCCTTCCGCGTAGTCGAGGCTGAAATGATAGGCGAACGGCGTCGCCGACAGCATCAGCGCCTTGCTCTGGCGGGGCTCAACCTGCCAGTTGCGAACCATCGCCTGAACCTTCTGCAGCAGCTCGTTGGCCGCCATCGTCCAGGCCTTCTCAGCAACCGATTCCGCAACACGGTCACGCTTCTCGTTGGCTTGCAGCGCGGTGAACTTGGCCTTGAGCGCATCCACGGCATCGGCTTCGTCGCGCAACAGATGATAGGCGCGCGTGTGCAGGCCTTCCGGGTGCATGGTGATGGCGCGGAAGGTTTCCAGCGCTGACGTCCTGGTGCCGTCCTTGTCGGAGGAGAGCTTGTGTGCCTCGTCGGTGACAACAAGATCCCAGTTGCGATCGACAAGGTGACGGTTCTGCCCAAGGTTGGCATAGGTGGTGGCGACAATGCCGTCCTTGCCGTTGTCCGTCGTGCTCTCCAACAAATTGATGTCGAGAAGCAAATCCTTGGCCGAGCGCTGCCAGTCCATCAGGATGCCCTGTGACGGCGCAATGATCAGGATATTGGTCTTTCCGCGCTTGGCAAAACGCTTGACGATGCCAAGGCCGGTATAGGTCTTTCCGGTGCCAGTGCCGTTGGTGAACAACATGCCGTGGCCATCCGGCTTGGCAAAGCGCTGTTCGGCCTTGAGAACGTCGCCCTGCTGCTCAGGCGTCAGCATCGGCAATGTTGCGGCGATGTCTTCGGCATCGCTCAGGTGGACCGCAAGGCTTTCCGCGCGGCGCTGAGCCTCGCGGCGTGCGCTTAGGTCGGCGGCCTTACGAGCATTTTCCGCAGCTTGTCCTTCTGTGAGGTTGTCAAGCGGAAGTCCTGGCTGGCCACCGTTACCGCCTCGCTCACCGTCTCCAAAGGCGGCAGGGCCGACCGGAGGCTCGGGTTGTCGAGCAGGAAGCTCGAGATCGCCTTCTGCTCCCACAACAGGGGCGCTACTTTCAGATACGCCGATGCCAGCACCGGATCTGACGTTGCCCGGCTGAGCCGCTGTTCCTCGCGTTCCATCGCCTTGTCCATCAAGTCCTGCGGCAGCGGGAACATCTGCTGCGCCCACTTCGTCTGAAGCGGCTGCTGCTCCGCGATCTGGTTCCAGTAGGTTGCTGCTGCCTGGTGCATTAGTGAGTTCCTTGAGGGACGCCTTGACCTGTTCCGGACTATCCATGTCGGAGACGTCAAGGCCGGCGTCCTCCATCATGTCGCGGGCGCCGTTGTACCAGCCACGAAGGTAGAGCTTGACCTGATCAATTGCAACACCCAGGTCGGCAGTGACGGCTCGCGCAAAATCGGCGAATTTCCGGGCCCCAGCTTCGATGTGATAGGCGGCCAGCTCAGTGCCCATTGCCACCATTTCGGGGTCAATGCCCGTGTTGAGCTGGGTTCCTGACAGCTTTTCCTTCAGCTTGGCGCGGATCTGCTCAGCGCGATCCTTGGTGACAAAGGTGTTCTTCGCCCCGTATGCAGCTTTCTTTATGTCGGCAGCGGGCTGCTTTTCTGTCTTAATTGACGGGTTTTTTGGCTCGATTTTGGCTTGCCCGGCCTTCATTTTCTGGAACCAGTCAGCAGCCGGCTGCTTGCCCCCAGCTTCCTTGATCGCTTGGTTGAGTTCTCCCAGATGCTGTTCGGTCGGCACGGCCTCATATTTGGCGGTGTTGATCTTGGCGATGGCCGACTGGTCAGCCGTCTCCATCTGGACTTCGCCGGTTTCTTTGTTGCGAATGGTGAAGGACTGGGCCCGCTTCTCCGGCATCGCGCCCGCCATCACCTTCTCAATGGCACCTTTGGGGTCGTCGGAGAAGTCGCGCAGGTCAACCTGGATTTCCTTGAAGCCGTCGTGCCTGGTCAGCCAGCGGCCACTGGCATCCACGTCAAGACTGATGGTGCGCGTTCCATCGCTCACCGTGCCAGCAGCGGCAGCATTGGCGAACGTCTTGTTAAAGAACGTCGCGTCCGCCTGCTTGTTGACCTTCCAGCCAGCCGCACGCAGGGCTTCCGTGACAAGGTCGCTGATGTGAGGAGAAGGCTTTACGCCTTGCTGGGAGTTGCCTTTTGGCGCAGCTTCTGGGCCCGCAGGAGCTTCATTTCGCGGTTTGGCTTGTGCTTCATCTGTCCCGCCTGCCTTTCCAGCGTCTTTGCGAGGAGCTGGTCGGAGATCGAGGCCTTGCTGTTCTTGGTCATTGGACGGGCCTTTCTGCTGCTTTTTCTTGGCCAGCGCAAGGATTTCTTCCGGCTTGGCCGCTGGCTCTCCCAGAAGATCCACGCCCGGCGACGTCTTGCGGGCCTCTTCGGCATAGAAGCGCAGTGCATCTGCCAGGCGATCGCGCCCGATCGGCACCTTCCAAGCCGTGGTATTGTCGAACATGAGCGACAGGAAAGCCTCGGCACGATAGGGGATGTTGGCGCCGCTGAAGATGTCGTTCTGGCCCACGAGCATGGACAATGGCTGGCCGGTCAACCGGGCCCGCTCCACAAGCCGCACCGCCGTCAGCAGGTGTTCGGTCTGGTCCGTGTCTTCGGCAATCTCCCCAGCCTTGGCTTCGGCGCGCATCTGCGCCCACACCGGGGCCACGTCCATGAGCGCGCCGCCGATCGACTTGATGTTGTTGTCCTGGGCCTCGGTCAGCGTCGCAACCAGATCCTGATCCCCATAGGCCTTGGCCAGCAAAGCCGCCTCAAGCCGGCGGATGGCGCCCTGGCTCATTGAGCCATCGCTTGTGATCATGCCGCCTTGATCATTCTTCGACACGACGTCACGGATGAAGGCCCGGACAAAGTCACGATTCCCGGCCGCCGCGATGTCGCCGCCGCGGTAGAGCGCCAGCAGGTTGTCGGTCATCGACTTGGCATCGGCCATGGCACGCTCTGGCGCGCTCATTTCCAGCGTGTCACGCTCATTGGCCTCACGGGTGAAGGCCTGACGGTCATCTGCCGTCATGTCGCCCTGCCTGACGCGCACCAGCACCGGCTGCTTCAGGTCGCCGACGGGATAGCCGCGATCGGCGAGGTATTGCTTGTAGGCCGCTGCGGTCGGCATGCCCTTGGCATAGGCCTTGCGCAGCGCCAGGGTGCGCCCATTGCCGCTTTCCACCACGCCGTCAGGTGCGATGATGGGAGCGCCATCGCTGGCCTTGGCGCTTTGGTCAAGCAGACGCGGTTCCAGCTTCGAGGCGATGTCATGGATCTGCTGCTGAGACGTGCCGCGCTCACGATCCCGAGGCTGCATTTCGGCGGGGTAGTTGGGGTTGGCCCCGCCCTCGTCGTTCTGGGACGCAATCAGGTCTGAGGCTTCGACGACGGCATAGCGCACCGGAACCTTGCGGCCGGAGGCGGTGATGGCCTCGTCGGTGTGCATGTCATTGCGCGAGATCGGCTCGCGCTGCGCAGGCATAGCGGCATGCATAATTTCCGGCTGCTTTCCGGACTTCGAGGCAGGCTGCGCAGCAATGGCTTTGACCGGCGCGACTTCCTGCGCCTGCCCTTCGATTACCTTGATGGGTTTGCCAGCCTGATCGACCTTGGCCGCCCTGGCCGGTGGCAGCACGCGGCCCGCCTTGGGAGCTTGGCCCGGCCGCGGCGCTTCGCGGGTCGTCCACAGTGGGGCGGTGGTGTCGCCGTTCTTTGCCCAGTCCTTGAACTCCGGCACTGACATTTCATGGATGGCGCCAATGCGATCGACGCCTTTGCCGTCCGAGAAGGAGTCGTGATAGAGCCGGGCGGCCTCGTCCGGGGTCTCTGCCCCCATGATGGCCTTGTGTTCGTCGAAGGCGCCGGTCTTGTGATCAAGCTGGTCAACCACGAAGACCTTGTTTCCGGTTTCAGCCTTGGGCCCCAGGAACACGTCCACCTGGTCGCCATCGGCTCCGCTGGTCCGCTTGATGTAGCCATAGTGGGCAGGCATGGTCACGGACCACGGGTTGGCCGGATCCTTGCTCGTGCGCTCAGTCCCACGAGGATTCTCGATCGTGATGTCGAGGCCCTGCACCCTGACGTGGCCCTTGGCATAGTTGCCAGCCTTGGCCTGCCCTTCTGTGGGCTGGGTATTGACGGCCATGTGAGCAGGCGCGTCTTCGGCCTTGGTGCCAAACACGTCACGGTCAGTGAGCGTCCCGGCCCTGGGTGCTGTCCCGACCGGAGGGGCGTTGCTGGCTGGCTGAGCGGTAGTAGGGGCTGGCGCAGAGGGAGGCGGAGCGGCAGGCTGGCTTTGCTTGCCGGGGGCAACGGTCTGCTTGATGCCCTGCATGGCAATCTGGCCTGCCTGTTCGACGGCGCCGGAACCCAGCTCGCCAAGGCCTTCACCAAGGATTGCGCCTGGCTGCAATGGCTGCCCGGTGGCCACTTCGCCTGCGGCTTCACCGCTGGCGCCGCCGACCATCTGGTTGGCGATACCAAGCACTTCCTTCTTGATGTGCCCCATGCCTGGGGCTTCGGCGATCTTGGAACCAACGCCGGCAGTCAAAGCATCCACGCCACCAACGATGCCAGCCTTGACTCTGGCCTTCTGAGCGATGTCCGCGCCAAACTTGTTCCATACCGCCATGATTGATTGCGGGTCGTTGAGGTTGGCGCCGTTCTGCTGAAGGCCATCGGCAATGTCACTGCCAAACTCTGCCCAGCCACTGCCTGCACCGGCAAGGGCCGAAGCACCAGCGGGCCCTGCGGCCGAGCCAATGATGCCACCGACCACGGAGGGGATAGAGACGGCGGCGCTGCGCAATGTCGTGCTGCGCGTGACGGAATACGGATCTTCCGTGAAGGCGTCCCACGCTTCCCCAAACGTCTTGGCGTTGTTGAATTTGGTGGCGGCCGGGGCTTCTGGATATTGTGCAGCCTTGGCTGATGCTGTGCCAATGTCCTGCGCGGCCTGCAATTGCTGAGCCTCGTTGAATTGTGCCTCTTTGTCTTGGACGCTGGCAATCAGCGCCTTTTGTTCGGCGCTGAGATAGGGGTTGCTTTCGGCAGAATCCTTCAGCCTCCTGCGCATCTTGGCCAGACTGTCAAAGCCGGTGAACTGGTTGCCAGCAAAGGCCTGTTTCAGGTTCTGCCAGCCCGCCTTGAGATCCTGCATGGCCGAACTCTTGTCGGCGCCAAGGGACTCGTCCTTCGTCAGCGCGTATGGGAACCTGGACTGATCTTTCTGGGGCGCGTCCGGGGTGGCAGCGCCCCACACGTCTTCATCGCTCAGCACCTGGTCAACGGCGCTCGAAACGTCCGGGCCCGGATCGCTGCCCCAAATGTCGGCGTCGGAATAGGTCTTATCCACCATTTTGCGCCGGGCTCCATCCGTTGCCAGTCCAAACAACCGGCCCCTTCGGAGACGGGTAAATCTTGCCCTTGATGCGCTGCGCCATGGGCGGCGGCTTGGCACCCGCGTCGGTGTAGGCGCTCGTCTTTCCCGTGGGGTTGCCCTGCGTGGTCAGCCGCTTGCGCAGATCGGCCTCGTAGCTGCGATAGGCTGCCACCTTGGCGTCAATCCCCTGCTGCTTGGTGACGTCCTGCGCCGTCGGGTCAAACTCGCCCTTGCCTGTTTCCGGGGCGGCAAGATCATCCGGCGTCAGGCCAAGCTCCTCTTGCTTCTTGCCCAACAGGTCATTGACACCCTTTTCGATGCGCAGCTCGTTTGCCCGCCTCTGGCTTTCCGTGCGGGCGTCGCCCTGACGATCGGCGCGAACATTGTCAGCCGCCTTGTCTTCAGCGGAGGCAATGTTCTGGTTGCCCTTGATATCGAGACCGCGGCGTTTCAGTTCCAGTTCCTGCTGTTTGATGGTCAGGCCTTGGCGCTGCAAATCCGTCTGGGCGGCACGGCGGTCGTTGAGCCCCCCGGCCAGTTCGTCTTGGCGTGCGATGCGCGTGTCGATTTCCTTGATCTTGGCAGCGGTCAGCGCGGGGTTCTGATTGCCGCGCGTCTTGGTGTGATTGCGCACAAAGTCGTCAACCTGCATGGCTTCATTGATGATGTCAGGGCTTGGGCCCTCCGCCACCCAATGGTCATGACTCTTCTTGTCGATGACGCCAGACTTGTAGAGCTTGCCCAGTTCCTCGTCCCATGCCTTCTGCTGTTCAGGCGTGCCGTCCTTGAAGGATGCCACACGGCGCGCTGCCCCGCCAAAGGCTTCGGCGTGCTGCACCGATGCCTCATACTCGTCCGGGCTCATGCCGTGGAAAGCATCGACAAGGGCTTTGAATTTGTCCGGCTGCCCCTTCAGAGCATCCGGTGCAGCCGGGTCATTGGCCAGTGCCTTGGTGCGGTAGTTGGCGAGGTCGGTTTCGCGGTCAACGACGTTCTGGTTCCGGGCATTGCTGGCCGCCACTGCAAGCGGCTCTTTTTGAAGCTGGAAATCACGCGCTCGTGCGCCCTGGGCGGCCTGTTCGATGGCGGCAAGGTTGGTGATGTGAGCGGGGCGAACCTGATAGGCGGCGAGGGACATGGGACTTCCTCAGTAAAGGCTGGCGGGTTGGCCGTAAGACGAGCCATAGCGATTGGCGAGATAGGCGGCGTTGTCGGCAATGCCTCCAATGGCACCGCTCCACTGGTTGGCGGCGCCGACGATGCCCGACGCTGAGGCTTCGGCCCCCGCCATGGTGTTGGCGGCCTGAGCATTGCCGGTCTGCATGGTGGCCTGGCCAGTGCGCGCTGCTGCGTTCTCACCCATGCCGGCCAGACTGTAGAGACGGCTGACATACTGCTGAAAGCGGTTGTTGGCGTAGTCCTGACCAAATTCGTTGAGCTTGCGATAGTGCTCGCCAGACAGCAGCATGCCCTTCGCAGCATCGCTGGTATTGAGGGCTTTGACGCCATTGTCATAACCAACCTTGTAGTCCGGGCTGCGCTCCCAGGCTCCAACGGCATTGCCGCTCATGGGAGGGCCTCCGTTGGGATTGTCGTCGGTGGGCAGGCCATAGAGTTCGGCAATGCTCTTCATGGCACCGGCACCGCTGGCGCGGAATGGTTCGAGATCGGCGCGGGTGGTTTCAAGAGCCTTGGTCTGGAAGTCTGTTGCGGTCTTTGTTGCCTGAGCCTGCAGCCTTGCAGCCTTCTTGGCAGCGCCGGCGCCGATCACTGCAGATATAATCGTTCCACCAAGGCCAATGGCTGCACCAATAGGCATAGAAAGCTCCGAAGAAAAGGGATTGCGACAGTCTTTGCTTCGGCGCGGGCCGGTCAGAAGGTGATGAAGTTTCGCTCGCCGCGCACCACGACGAAGCTGTCATCAACCTGCAGCCGCGGCGGGGAGACAGAGGCGCATGTCACGCTGACGGTCTTTCCTGCGATGGCTGCCCAGCGCGAGAGAAAGATAGCAGATTTGTGGGCCTGCCCGTGCAGCAACATTTCATAGGCCGCCCCCATGGCCTCCGCATCGCGAATCGGGCACGCGCGCCAGCCATTCAGGAACCACTGCCCCCGCTCACGCAGGGTCTGGTCGTGCTTGAGCCAGTCCTGAATCGTCAGTCCGTGTACGGTGCAGTCCGCGCCGTTCCACCCTTGCGGGATTGTGACGATCGGCGACAACCAGCACGCCCGCGTCAGCGCGGTGGCCGCCACATTGCCAAGAGGCACGCGCGTGATGACCTCAAGGCAGTCGGTACGCACGAACATCCAGCGCAAGGCCTCTCGGGCTGCGGCCAGGGCCCAGCGCCCCCGCCCCTCTGGGACGACGCAGGTGTGGACCTCATAAAGGCCGGGTTGGCGCATATGGAACAGAAGGGCGCCATGCTCTCCCACCAATGCCACGTTGCGGCGGTCATCTGTCAGGGGAGAAAGGTCAAGCGGGCCGTCAATCTGGCCCGCCACATGCGGGAAGACGTCGGGATGATTGACGATCTGGTTGAGACGAACGGCGTTGAACTCGCGGGTCAGCATGGGGTTACATCATCGTTGAGAAGAGCACGCCTTGAACCTGGTCTGTGGTGCCATTGTCACCATACCACGTTGTCGTGCCTGTACCGCCGCCATACTCAAGCCCGGTAACGTAGTGTTGGCCAAGCCCTGGAATGCCACAATAGTGAGCATCAAGCGATGTGCCGTTGAGGAGAACCGAAATGTAATAGACGGCGGCAATTGATCCTGCGGCTTGGACTGTTGAAGAGTCCACGCCGACAGCGACCCTGTGGGTGTTGCTTGTCACCGAACCCGGCGTACCAACGGCGGTGACGGTGATTGCATCTTCAGCCAAGCCGCAAACATAGGTAATCCTGTTTGAAGCGCTGTTGTTGAAGGCGCGGTAGGTAGAGGTTGTATAGGTCCAGGTATTGGTGCTGTCACGGTTGGAGGCCGCCACAAACACCCTGTTGTAGCAGTTCCAGACGTCGAGGCGATTGGCCGTGCCGCCGGCCGCCGCCGTAGGAGCAAGCATCATGTTGAGCTGGCCATTGGCGCCATTGGCGTCGGTGGCGATCGTGCCGACATACACACCCGATCCTGCCGTAGGACCGTTGGTGATGGCGTAGCGGTTCACCCACATGCCATTGGCGCGTACCAGCTCGGTGGATCCTGCGCCGGTGCCGCGCGCCGTGGCGCTGCCACCGCCTGTTGCCCATGGTGCGCCTCGGGTGCACCTCAACGTACCAGCATCGTTCCAGACGAACATATCGTAGATGCTGTTGATTGCCGCTGCCGCCGGTGACTTGGTGGTATCGGCCAAGGTTTGGCTCAGCTCGGAGAACTGCGCGACAAATTCGCCCCCCACGCCATCAGGCAGACGAATGTAATTGTGAATGTGTGGCGTGTAATAGACTGTGGTTGCGGCGGTCACGTCAGTGGTGAGGACCGGAGTTGCAGACGTCAGCGTCAGACGTCCGCCAGGCACGCCAATTGGGGCGTTTTGATAAGGGCCCACTGCATGCCAACGACTGTCGGAAATATCATACCAAAGCCAGATGGATTGCTTGGGCAAGATGACCTGATCTGCCTGGAAGGAGAAGCGATTGGCGGCAGTGGAAAGGCTGCTTTCGCTGCGCAATGTCTGCTTTGCCGTAGTGGAAATGTTGCGCCACTGGATAATACGGCCAGCACCTCCACCTGTAAGACCGGTAATGGCCACATCTGTCGAGGCGGACTGTCGTATCGTGCTGGCCGTGCCAATATCCGTGGGGGCGTAGTTGTCCTGATCTGTCGCCAGTGCGGAAGGAGTGATCACGCCCGTCCACTGGATGGCGCCGCTTTGGATGGTGCCCTGGGCGGTCCACACAGCGGTTGTTTCATCGCCCGTCGTGGTGCACACCCAAATGAGTTCATTGGTCGTGTCATAGATGACAGATGCCCCCTCGCCGCCGACCGTGCCAGAATTGCCGGACACAAAGCCATTGGGGTCGGAGTTATAAACCTGGAACGAAGCCGTGCTGTTGGCGCTGGGGTCAACGTAGGGGTCGATGTCCTTGATCACCGTGCCGGCTTCGTTCTTCAGGATGACGCGATATGTGATGTTGGGGTCTGGGAATATTTCGGTTTGGGTCCGGCCTGCAGCGTCAAGCGTGTGCGGATTGGTAGCCGTTGATGATAGGGTGGAGTTCACATAGATGGCCGCCAGCGTTGTGGTGCCCGTGAGGTAGAACGTCAGGGTGCCGTTGGCATAGGGTTCACTCGATGCGTCGAACCACTGGGGGAAAGGATCAATGAACCTGTTGGCCACCTTGGCGTCTCCTAGAAGCGGACGAGGCCACCCGCCCCTCCATCAAGGTCAGCATGATAGACGAACAGGTATAGGCCATTCAGAGCAATGTCTCCTGCCCCTGCCTGAGCGGCCCCATTGCTCTTGTAAACCTTGACGGCGGGAAGCGCCCTTCCCGAGGGTGTCGTGACATAGGCCGTGACAGATCCGGTTGAGGCCACCACGGCCTTGCCGAACCATGACATGCCATTGCCATAGCTGGCCGCTCCCTCTTCATGCAGTTCAGGCGTCATTACCAGGATGTTGGCCGAATCCTGCGTGATCTCGACTGGAACAACCACCTGCCCGGCGGCAATCTGTCGCCACATGCTTTCCAGCAATTGCAGCCCGGTATCACTGAGATTCCCGGTTCTTGGGTCGATGAACTGGCTGAGGCTGCGATTGGGTCTGACGGGTGCTCGATCGACGGCCATGGCCTACTTCTTTGGTCTGTTGAGGTAAAGTCCGGTGAATATGCGTTTGACCGGGTCGCTCACCATAAATTCAAAGGCGAACCGCTCAGAACTTCCTAGGCCCGTCCAGAACACGTCAAGCCCGCGCTGGCCCATTTTGCCGATGCTGGCCAGCTCGGTGCCCGTCCACGCCTGGCCGTCATCCGTGCTGTAACGCATTCCGACTTGCGGGTCGCTGCCCTGCCCCGTGGCTGTACCCACGCCGGTCTGCATTTCCAGATGAATGGATTTGACCGAAATCAGCCGGCCGCCGTCGTAGAGCGGCGGCGTCACGATACGCGCGACCATCGGGTCGCCAAATTCGGTGTAAGTGTCAGAGTCAAGCACGCCGATGCGGTTGGAGCCAGCGTCGCCGACCAGCGCCAGGTCATAGATGTTGATGGCATTGGAGGCCCGCCATCTGTTCCAGTGTTCGGTGTAGTCGTAGCTGGCGCGCTCATGCCAAAGCCCGGTGGCGATGTCATAGCCAAACGTCTGGTTTTCGGTGGGGAACGTCAGATAGATGATCTTGTGTCCACTGTGCATGACGCTGAAGCAGAAGGCATCACCTGTCGTGCCATATTTGCGCCATGCCTGTTCAAGGGCGAAGGTGGAGACGCGGCGCATGCCCTGGCCACGGATGGCATAGAAGACCAGATCGTCACCCAACGCCCACAGTGCATTGTCTTCTGCGGCCAGCGCCTTGGACGAGGCAAGCCCGCGATTGATCGTCGCCCCAGAGATATATGCGAAGGGGAAACGTGAGGCACCGGTGTGGTTCCACAACTCCATGGACGTGCCGCCAAAGGCATAGAGCAAGCCACTGTAAGCCATCACAGCAATGATGACGTCGGGGTTGGTTTCGGCTGAAACGAAATCCAGCACGTCGTAGCTGCGGCCATCAAGCACGCCGCTGATGTAGAACTGGTTGAAACCCTTCTTTTCGAGGATAAAATACTGGTTGAGCAACGTGACAGTGTCTGCGGCATAGGCTCCGACAACCGTCACATGGATCAGAGTATCGGCGCTGAGCAGGTATGAGAAAACGTTAACGCCATTCACAATGACGATTTCAAAGCCGTTCTGGGCCATGCTGACTGTTGCGGATCCGGAAATGCCGGATCCCTTCAGCACCTTTGTGCCACCGCTAGTGATGGTCCACAGCTCTGTGCCGGAAACGACGTATAGCAGCCCGCCCATCTCGATCATGCCACGGATTGGGCCCGGCCCCACGGTTGCCCATTCCCGAATGCCGGGGGTGCCGATCAGCACCATGCGCGACAACGCTTCCTTGGGCTGCGGCTCGGCGAAGACGTTGATCAGCCGGGCCACCGATACCGTTGGGGCATCGTGCTGATAGGTCTGGGATGGCAAGGACAATGGCATGGGCTTCAGATGCGATAGCCAGACAGATCAGGACCAACGAAAACAGACTCATTCTCCCTGTCAAAGCCCATCACATCTCCAAGGAAACGGGCAGCATTTTCACGAATAAGAGCGGCGTCACCGGAGTTGACGGGGTATTCCACCAGCTTGCTCTCGGCGATGTTCCAGATCAGCGCCTGTTGCCATTCCTGCGGAAAATCAGCCGTGTCGGTGTTGACGAGGAAAGCCTCAAGCGGCTTGTTCCATGTGAAATTGATCAGCTCCGTCACGGCCGATGGCACACGCCAGAGGTTGAAGACGCCGCGGGGCGTGAGCTTGTCATAGAAGATGCTGACGGTCGTGCCGGCGTCGCGCTTGCTGGGCAGCGCCCGGAACTCAAGCCGCGCCTCACAGATAACCGGAATTTCATTTCCGGTCTGAACGTCATAGCGGCGGGCGGCCAGGATGTTGAGAGGGCGGGCGATGCGGGTTGTGTAGTTGAACACGGCATTGCCGGCCGCCGCACTGTCAGGCAGGGCATCGGCAATCGTCACCGTGGTCGAGGATGTGTTGGCGATGGTTGACCAGTGCAGTGTGCCGTCATCAAGCACAATGCCGACATGATCATCCACGGCCATATCGGTCGTGTCATCGACCGGGATCAAAGTGAGGCCCAGCGTGGCATCCGTGGTCACGGCGGTCTGGTAGAACGTCTCGGTGATGTGGTCAGTTGCCGATGGTCCAGCGCTGTATTGGAACTGGCCAGGCTGTGGGAAGAGCGTGCCTTCAACGGTCTTCCAGCAATGGCTTCCAGGCATGGCCTGCCAGTGCTTGACCAGCAGGTTGGCGGTCATCTTGAAATCAGCCAGTAGCGGGCCAGACAGTTCCTGCCCCCGCCCAACGGCGTTCACCTTGCGGGCCGCCTGAGTGAGAAGCTGGGCAAGCGTCAGTTCATATTCGGTGGTGCCGGAGGTGGTCATAGAATGGGTTCCGCCATGGCTGTGTAATTGGTGATAACGCCTCCGACCTCGACGCCACGAGGCAGCGCGGGGTCAATGACAATGGTTTCTGTGTCCGGCGTGCTGACGATCGTGGCGCGGAACGTGTCACCATTGTCCAGCATGATGGTGAGCAAGTCTCCTGCCAGCATGCGCACGCTGGACTCCACGCTGATCGACGTCGCGCCGATCGCCGCTGCGGCAATGGCCCGCGTGACCAACGGCCCGATAGTGGCAATGGGCAGCAGCGGCCGGACGACCTCGGCCACGATGCGTTCGCTCTTGGCGCGCACAAACTCCTGGGGATGGCGGGGTTCCCAGTTCTCCCTGGTCGTGTAGGCTCCATCCCAGCGGCGCAAGGCTTCGGAGCGCCGGATCTTGAGCCCGGTGACATCGTCCGTCATGTAGCTGTCGCCATGGATGTAATGAGGCCGGCTCACGTCCTTGTCCTTCCGCGCCAGACCGTTTGTCCCCCGTTGACGTGCCTGCCATTGAGGTAGAGCGGTCCTGTTCTCTTGAAGGGCAGATTACCAACAAAGTACGGGGTGTTTTCAGAAGGTTGTTGGTGGGCTCCAAGACGCGGCTTTGGCCGCACTGGCTCATTCATGGCCAGGTGCCAGTCCATCGGCATGGCCTTGAGGTAGCCGCCAAACGGGAATGGATCAAAGGCGCGCTGATAGTCCCACGTCGCGTTGCGCCGCACCGGGATTGAGAGATTCACAAACCAACCAAAGGATACGATAGGCGGGCGCCCCAAAGCGAAGCGGTCGAAGATGTGTCGGCTGTCCTTGGGATGCACAGGTTCCGACATGGGCATGAACCAGCGCATGCCTGTGACGGTTTCGCGCATGGCAAAATGGAAGGCCGACTGGTTGCCATCGCTGAGACGCGGGGCACGGCGCGTCGGTTGGTTCAGTTCAGCCCACCAGCCAAACGAGACTTCTGGCACGAGGCCCAGGCCATCGGGCCTGTTGCTCACCGCTTGCGGGGCTTCCTTGCGGCGCACGGGCACGCTGAGCGGCTGGATCCACTGCGGCCAGTGCGGGTCGGAATTGAACTGGGCAGGGTTGCTGGCCTGCTGGAACTCCTTGATGGGGACCGGGCGTGCAGGCTTGACGGGCACCGAAAGAGGAGCAAACCACCTGTCCAGCGTCACAACTTCCGTGCTGTTCCAGAATGTCGCCTGAAACTCCGCGGCGCGGCGCAAGGGCCGTACCGGCTCCGACATGGGCTGGAAATAGCCCATGCTGACGAACGGCTGCAGCCCGCTCAGAATCTGGACGTTGAGCGCGTTGTGCTGGAATGCGTTTTGCTGGAATGCCATGCCGGATCCTTGACCGGCGGCAGAATACTATTTCCGCGTCAGCAGGATGTGCATATCGGCAATGACCTCCTTGTAGGCGGACACTGCAAACTGTAGCCATTCCTGATTTCGACCATTGCAGAGCGGGTGCATGCTTGCCGGAGCCGAAGAGCAGTCGAAGTCGCAGTCATAGCCCCAGGACAGATTGATGATGTCGGTGTGCGGAGCGTTGGCCGGCTGTCCCGCGGCGTTACCCATGCGCCAGGTCTTGTTGAGATAGAGCGGCCACATTTCCGAGACGGGCGGCCATTTGTGCGTCGGATCTCCATAGGCGCGGTTTGAGGCCCAGTGCGGCACAATGATGGCGGCCTTGGCACCTGGTTTCATCACGCGATAGAGTTCGTTGGCAAAGCGGCAGCGGCCGCGGGCGTCGAGGTGTTCGAGGAAATGGGATGACCACACCTCGTCCACGGATTGGTCCTCAAAGGGCCATGGCTTGCCCTCGTCGGCAACGTCGAACACATGATCAACGCCGGGGAATGGATATTGATCAATGCCGATGTGGTCGGCGCGCTTGTTGGGGCCGCAACCAATGTCGAGGCGGATCATGTCAGCATCTCCTTGCAGCCCGGCGCCAGCCAGGAGGGGTTGTGGAGATACCAGTCAACGACTGGCTTGATGTCGAGCTTTGGCGCGAAGCCCAGTTTGTCCCGCAGCAATTGGCCGTCCAATGCGTAGCGCAGATCATGGCCGGGCCGGGAGGAATGGAAGTCCACGAGTTCATACCGCAGTTCCTTCCGCATGGCGGCCGCAATACGCCGGGCCATGTCAAGGTTGTTGATCTCCTCGGCTCCAACGATATTGAATTTTTGGCCAGCCTCCTCCCCGGTCTCCGAAATACGGACAAGGGCTTCAGCGACACTGTCGGCGCTGATGTAGAACCTGCTGCCCGGCGTTTTCATGTCGGGACTGGCGTGGATGGTGACTATTTCGCCCTTCAGCACCTTGCCGATCGTGGACGGAACGAACTTTTCCCAGTGCTGCCGCCGCCCCACGACGTTCATGGTGTGGGTGATAATGACGGGTACGCCATAGGTGTTGTGATAGGCGAGCGCCAGCTCCTCACCGCCTGCCTTGGTGGCCGCATAGGGGTTTCCGCTCTTGTAGCGGTCCCATTCCTTGAAGGCCTGGCCCTCTGCGGCCGGGCCAAAGACCTCGTCCGTAGAGAAATAGACGAAGGCCTTGCAACCGCTCTTGCGGGCAAATTCCAGCATGGTGCAGGTGCCCACCACGTTGTCCATGACGAAGGCCATTGGATCTGCGATCGAGCGATCGACATGGGTGGCGGCGGCCAGATGCAGGATGTAATCATGCACGCCAATCTGGTTGATGACCTGCGTGGACATCGGTGCCCTGAGATCATGATAGACGAAGCGCACGCGGCGGTTCTTGGCGGCGCCAATGTCGGCCAAGCGGTTGAGGTTTCCGCTTTCGTCAAGCCGGTCAATGATGGTGATCCGGCATTCAAAATCGTTGAGAAGGTGTTGGACGACGTGATGGCCGATAAAGCCAGCGCCGCCAGTGATCAGAACAGACGTCATTGCTTGGGGTAGTCCTTGGCTTGTTTGCTGCCAGGGAATCTAGCGGGTTTGGCCAGCGCGATTTTACCAAACGATGCCGGTCGCCACGTCAAGGTGGCCAACCTTGACGTCGCCGCTGATGGCACAGCGATAGCCCAACTTCTTGGCCTCGGTCCAGAAGGCCAGATCCTGGGTGCCGACGCCTTCAGCGCTGGCCTTGGTCTGGAACAGCGGCCGCGGCAGCTTCTGGTCCTTGAACATGGAAATGCGCCAGAGGTTGAAGCCCATGCCAGTGCCGTTGCATTCCTTGATTTCGCCGTCCAGCGGCGGAGTTTGGGGCCGGAAATTCAGCATGGGATCCTTGGGGTCGCCCCAGACCTGCGGCACGCCGCCCTCGCCCTTGGTCCAGTACAGACCGCCAATGCAGGCGTATTCCGGGTGCTCTTCCATGGCCTTGATAAGGCGGAGCAGACCGTCGCCCGGTGGCATGTTGTCGCTTTCGATCGTCAGGATGAACTCCCACTGCGACAATTCGGGGTGTGCGATGATCTGCTCAATGGCGCTGGAATAGGCGTCGCCGACCTCGTGGCCCAGGACAAGCATGCGATACATGGCCTGATTGGGCGGGAAAATGAGGTTCCAATGGCTGAGCGCCACCTTGGCGCTGATCATCATGGAGGACGGCAGCACAACGACGACGCGCTGTTTCTTCCATGTGTTGCTTTCGAGGATGCGCGAGAATGAGGCTTCGATCGAGGCGTTGTGACGCCCCTGGTTGTCGGTGGTGGCGGTTTCGATCATGTTGACGTGAGGCTCAGCAGTGGCATGACAGTCAGGGAATGGGCGATCTGCGTCAGCGGGATGGCGCTGGGCAGGGCCGTCTGTGTCACAGTATAGACGCCGAAGCCGGGGATGCGATTGGAAAAGTTGGTGGTGTTGGCAGCCGAACGGCCCGGAGGCTGGGCATTAGTGTGCTGCGTGGCGATGACGTTGCCATAGACCGCCGACGACAGGCCGATGTTGGCCGACGACGATGACTGCCGCTGATGCAGGCCCAGCCAATAGCGGCCGGGCGTCAGGGTGAGCGCGGCGCCAAGCACCAGATCATAGAGGCGGGGCGTTGCCGTGCCGAACAGGGATTGCCCCAGGGCAGAGGCTGAGAATGACGACGTGGCATAGCCATAGCCGGTCACGTTGGTCGAGGTGGCAAATGACACCGTGGCTGAGCCGCTGGAATTGGTCACGGCAAAGGACAGGCTCAAGCTGCTGATCAGCGACAGCGTGCCGGCGTTGTTGCTGAAGATGCCCCAGTTTGACGTCAGGCTTTGCTGGCCGGAAACTGTCGAGGTGACGAAGGAATTGCTGGCCATGAGACGCAGCGCGTTGAAGGCAATGTCGCCGTCCAAGAAAAACGGATGGAGGAACACGGACGCCGTGGACGTGCCCATTGGTCCCATGGATTGGGTGCCGGTCGAGGCGGGCCACCGCGGCACACAGCCAGTCTGGATGTCGTTGAGGCCGATCGAGACGGTTGCAGCGCTTGCGCCCTGAGCTGCGCTGAGATTGATGCCAAAGCCGCCGGCCAGCACGATGTTCGTGCCGGATACCGTGGAAACGCCCGACGTGTTGCCGTTGAGCGTTAGCAAAGCATTGTGGGTGCTGTTCCAGTCCGATGGCCGGACAAGATCCGTGGCATTGGCCGTCAACGTCGAGCCGAGGCTGTCGAACACCGTCACGGTGCCCGTGAAGTCAGGGATGGTATCGGTTTTGACGTGGAAAAGGGCGCCGACCATGGCTTAGGCGGCTCCCTGTCTCTCCCAGCGGTCCAGCTTGCGTTCCAGCGGGTCACACAGGCCCGTGGCTGCGCATTTGGGACACAGCAGGCCGCCGCACTGACGGCAGAAGCCGCCGATGTCTTCGGCCCGCTGGAATGGGCTCACACGGGTATGAGCGTTGCAGTGTTGGCACATGAACGTCTCGCCCTCCATGATCTTGCCGTCGAAGCCCATGGAAAACTCGAAGCCGCGCTTCTGCCCTGGCCTCATGAGCATGCGGGGCTTACTCCTCGATGTGGGCCGTGGCGGAAGCGGTGCCAGTGTAGGCCGCCGACTTGGAGCGGATGGCGAGACCGGCAAGGTTGGTGGCAGGGATGACGAAGCCGCCGCCCGGATCTGCCACCCAGCGGTAGGTGGCGCGCTGGTTCATGCCGATGTAGAGCAGCGACGACGTGGCCGTTACCGTCGGCTCAGCGGTGTGGTTGAGCGTCAGCACAGAGCCAGCGGCGCGGATCGTGCCATCGTTGGGGTTCAGTGTGCCGGAGGTGCCGGTACCCAGCGCCGTGACGCGGCTGATGTCGTATTCCATCACGTTGTCGGCAGGCGTGCCGTTGGTGCCGATGGTCAAGTCCAGCAGCATGGCGCGGGTCAGGGTCGCCGTTGCGGCCGTGATGGTGAGCAGCGTCTTGTAGGACGTGGACAAGGCCTGCTTGGTGCCAGCCAGGTCGTTGTTGCCAGAATAGCGGGCCATGTGCGGCGCTCCTTAGTTCTTCACAAGTTCGAGGATGATGCTGTAACCATCGCCCGATGTGTGGCCGATGGTCGTGAAATTGATGCCGCCCGTCACGCCACTGCCTGCGTTGCTCTTGAGCCCGCCGAATGGCTTGAAGTCCCAGTCAAAGGGCTGGTCCTGCGGCAGGTACATGATGGGCACGTCCGTGGTGGCGTCCCAGTCAAGCCTGACCGACATGCCGACGCAGACGCCCCACATGCGCGTGATGGTGAAGTCCGTCGGCGAGCCGATCGTCGTGGCGGCCAGAACCTTTTCGACCGCAGACTCACCGCTTCCATCGGAGATGCTGGTGAACTTGAGGACGCACTTGTTCTGGCCGTCAAAGAGCTTCTGTGTGGCAACGGCGTCAGCCATGGCTTAGCGCTCCTGCATCGCCAGGACGTAGTCCACGGTCAGCGTGCGGGCCGCAGCGGTGCCGTTCTGCACGCCGATCGAGACCGTCAGGTTGGACGACGGCGCGTTGGTCAGCGCAGCAGATCCGAGCAGGATGTCATCCTTGAACCACAGCACGGCGTTGCGCTTCGGGTCATAGGCGAAGGCGACGGACACATAGGTGTCGCTGGCCATGGTCAGGATGTTGGTCGAGGACTGCGTGTTGGAGGCTTCGACCGCGCCCGTCATCTGTGTCGAGGCGGCGGCCTTGTAGAAGGCAATGCCGTTGTTGACGTCGAGCGGCGTGGTATCGACTTCCTGCAGGCCGACGATCAGCGCAGCGTTGGTGGCATCATCGACCTTGAAGCGGGCCTTGAAGGCCAGGCGCTTGCCGGACTGATACTTGAAGCCGGTGCCCTTGAGCTGCGAATAGACGGCGTCACCGTTGGAGGCTGAGTTGGCAATGACCAAGTTGCCGCCGACCAGTGCAGTGGATAGCGTTGACGTGCCGGTGCCGGTGACGGTCGAGGTCCAGTCACCCGCGACATAGTCGAGGAAGTCGTTGAAATAGGTGATGTAGTCCGACGGATCGGGCAAGCCCATGTTGCCCATGGGGGCTTTCTGGGGCTTGTTGGTGAAACCGGAGAGGAAGCGAGTGGGAGAGAGGAGGCCCATGGCCGATACCTTTCAAGAAGCGTTTCAGAAGCGAAACGGTGCCACGGTGGACACCGCCCCTTGAGCGGAAGATGGCCCCCGTCCGGAGACGGGGACCGGAAGTGCATCAGGCGCCCTGGGTGCCGTAGATCTGGCGCCAGTTGGCCCAAGACTGGGACCACCGGGCGACGGTGGCGGCCTTGAAATTCTTGGTGTCAAAGTCATTATCCTGATCGAACGTCGGCTGCATGCGCCAGAAGTGGATCAGGCCATCCGGACAATTGGTGCGGATGAACCAGGCATCGATGTCCGTGAAGTACGGGTTCACCACCACGCCTTCAGGGAACATGCCCATGGCCTTGATCGCGTTGACCGCGTTGTTGGCCGTGTCGTTCTGCTGCACAGAGTTCAGGATGCGATAGGCTTCAAACTGCAGTTCCTTGGGAACAAGCAGCGTGCGAGCCATGTTGCGGAAGCGCAGGCCGCGGGCGTCCTTGGCGTCGGCAGCAAGGATAAGCATATCCTCGATCGCCGCTTCGGAGAGGTCCGCGTCAACGGCCAGACGGTTCGACTGCGTGCCATAACCGCCGGCATGGGAGGTCGAGCACAGAGAAGCGCCGTCACCGCCCAGATAGGAGCCGGAGAAGGCGTTGTTGAACACGTTGGCGTGGATGACTTCCTGGGTTTCCGCCACGGAGCGGGCCAGCTTGCCGGAGCGCTTCCATGACAGTTCTTCGTACAGGTTGTCCTGCAGTTCTTCCATAGTCACCATGAAGCCAATGCCGTAGGTGATGTGGGTGAAGCGCGAGACAGTGCCCTGGTTGGTGCTGTCGTAGGTAATGGAGGTGCCCTGCGGCTTCTGGGACATGAGCCCAAAGCCGACGGTTTCCACCATTTCCTCGTAGCCCTTGTCGGAGGTCTGGACCTCGAACATCTTGGTCCAGATGGGCTCGTAGCGATTGTACTCGGTGCCGTAGAACTTCTTGACGCCAGGCCAATGAGCTTTGGGCAGGTTGCCAGTGGTAATGAGGGACATGGCTGTGATCCTTCCTTAAACGCCCGTGGTGGAGCGGAGGGCGTGGAGGTTGATGGACACCAGCCAGTGCAACGTGCCTTGGCCTGCGACGTTGTCTTCACGCCGGATGGGGCGATGGACGCGCAGCGACAGGGTGTTGGTGGTGGCGAGGGTGGAAGAGTCGGCTTTCACGCCGGACACGCCGGACGTGGTGTTGCCCGTGCCGTCGATCCATTCGACGTTACGGCCGCCAGCACCCAGCGACATGGCACCACCGATGTCGTCTTCCTCGACCTCGAACAGAAGCTCGGGGTCATCGGCCACCAGCACATAGCATGCGGTGGAAGCGGCGCGGTAGGTTGGGTCGTGGGCGAGACGGGGCGTGCCATCCTGCGTGACGAAGCCGACCACGACGCCCAGAAGCGTGTTGCCAGCCGCAGCCTTGGTGATGGTGGGAATGCCCTTGCCGTCGTTGGAGGCGGTGACGCCCTTTACAGGGTCGCCGATGTAGAGCGCGGTGCCGTCGGAGGCGGGGACGTAATAGACGTTTGCCGCGCCGGTGTAGGGAGCGCCGTTGCGATGTGCAACAGGGCGAAGCCCCAGGGGGGAGCTGACGTTAGCCATTGGAAATGGTCCTCAAGAGGAAGGAATCAGGGTGATTTGCTTCGCGCTGTGAGGACCATTTGCTTGATCTATCCTCTGCCCGGACCCGTCCCTTCCTGGAAGGAGATTGCCCCTTCTGGAACGTAGCGCTTGTCTTCCGGACCTGCTTTGTAGGTGCCGTTATAGACTTTTTCGTCAAGCTCGCGGGCGATATTTTCGCGGGCCGCCAAATCCTCGTTTCGCCAGGCGATCGGCATTTCCATCAGGAAGCCCTTGATCTGCTGGCCGGCACGGTTGCCAACAGACTTTTCGACGACGCGACCGTCCTGGTCCTTGACGAAGGTGTAGCCGCCCTGCTGAGCGCGGGCGATACGGTCTTCGGTGTCGTTGAACCAGTGCCGGTGGAAGCCGAGACGTGGCGGCCATGCCAGCTTGGGATCACGGGCGCCGAACGGGCGGCGGTTTTCGCGCGTGATCTTCACGCCATTGACCACGGGGCCGTCAAAGTCATCAGTGACTTCGACTTCCGTGGCCTGCGGCATGGGTTCCGGCTCTGGCTGAGGAGCCGGAGCGCCCTGCAGGGGCACGCGCTTGGGGGCTGGGGGGGTCTTGTTGGCCATGTCAGTAACCGCCTTCCGTCAGGAACTCTTGAATGGTGTATTTCAAGCCCATGGCCTCGAACTTGGCCTTGTGCTTCACATAGGTGGCGCGATCTTCGGCAGGCAGACGCGCAAACTTTGCCTCTGCACTGTCACCGCCACGCCGGTTGTTGGGGGGTTCCACGGCTGAGCCCCTGGTGGGAGACGGCGCAATGCCGAAGTCTTCAGGGAATCGGGCCATGACCTTGCGCTTGGCGGCGTCGAGCTGCGCCGACTTGCTTAGTTCCGGGCGCATGGCCTGGACGTTCTTGTGTTCCGCAATCATCAGGGCATTGAGGTATTCCTTGCCCGGTGCGGTGAACCACGAATTTTGACGCACCCAGGCGTCAATCTCCGGATCTGCTGCTGGCTGCGCAGGCGGCGCGGCTTCCGTGGCGCCGGCCTTGCGGGCCTCTTCCACGATTTGCTTACGCTGGGTCTCGTCAAGCTGGTCCAGCTTTTTCATGGCAGCGTCGTGTGCCACCATGTCGCCCTCGGACGCGGCGCGATTGGCCTCGTCCTTGATCTTCTGGCGCTCCTCGGCCCTGACACGGTCAAGCGATTCAAGGTGGTGCTTGCGCATGTCCTTGATGAACTGGGCCTGTTCCTTGGTCTGGGATTTCAGCCCTTCGATTTCGCTTTCCAGCCGTTTCTGGTTGGCCCTGACGACAGGCAGTTCATCTTCGGCCCGATCCAGAAACTCCTGCGCGGTCAGAAAGCGGGCAGGCTTGCGCCGCCCTTCGCGCTGGGCGCGCTTTTCATCCCATTCGGATTCGGGCCGCCAGCCCTGCTTGCGGGCCTTGGCTTCCAGTTCAGCTTCAGCGTCTTCGCCGCCGGCCGCGTCTTCGATGGGGTCATCCGGTGGAAGGATCGGTGGATCCAGGTGGTCAGTCTCGTGGGTTTCATCTTTGGTGGTCATTGCTTCATTCCTGCAAAAGGAGGCCGCCGATGACCGACTCAGGCATGAGCCGGTACAGCACCCCGTCAAGGCCCGTCTGCAGCACGCCGGCATACTGCTGGAAGAGCACACGGTCTCCCGGCTGCGGCCTGCGGCCTGCGAAAGGCTTGGTCCTGGTTGAGTTCCAGAGGAAAGCGTCGTCGCCAAGGGCATAGATGGTGCCCGTGATTGCAACGGCGTTCTGCTTTTCCTGACTGTCGTTGGTGAACAGGATGCCACCCTTCGAGGTGGAGGCGGTGTCAGTCCTGATCAGAATGTTCTCGCCCAGCGGGGCGATTCCGGAGGTATTGCTTCCGGACCACGGGGCAGCTTCATACTGTCCGTTTTCCGTCTTGATCAACTTGGGGGTCATCGTTGCTTGTTTCCTGCAAATCGTAGAATTGCTTGAGGGTGTCAAAATTCAGGGTTGAAATGTCTTCGGCGACCGAACAACGGGCCGCCCATTCCTGTTCTTGCTTCTCGCTCAGCAGGGAGCCTTGAACCCACCGTTCGGTGTGCTCACGCTTGGCTGCCTCACGCCAGTCCCGCAGAAAGCGCAGGATTGCCTGCATCACCGGATGGTGGCGGTGCGACTGCATCGCCTGCCGGTTGATTGCCAGGATTTCCGGGGGCACTTGCTCCGGGGTTTCCGTTCTGATCTTGGGATCCATTTTGCTGCAATAGTTCCAGTTGCTTGGTGGCGTATGCCATGAACGGGCCAGCGCTCTTTTCGTCGGCTTCGGCCATGGCCTTGATTGCTTCAGCCAGGAATTTGAAGGACTGCGCCTTGGCCACCATGCGCTCCAATTCGAGCTTGCCGGTGGCCAGGATCAGATCCGGGTTCGGGGCTGGCTGTCCCGAGAGGATTTTTTCAGGGGCTTCGATGTTGCCCGCTTCGAGGATGCGCTTGCGGATCTCCATGCCGTTCATGGAGGGGTCGTCCTTGAACTCCGCCAGCACCTGGGCCCGCGCCATGCGCTGGGCATCGACCACCATGGTTGGGTCGGCGTAGGGCTCGACGCCATTGCCCAGCTCATAGTCGTCCTTGCGCACCATCTTGGCTGCGCCGGACTTGGGGTAATACGACATTTCCATCGGCAGGTAGATGCGGTTGAGCCGGTAGAGCTTTTCGTATTCCTTCTTGAGCGAACGGAAGATGCGCTTGTAGATGCCCGTGAAGACCTTGAGGCCCTGCTCCACGATCGCGGTGAACACTGTCGGACTCATGGTCTGGGCCTTCAGTTCGCCGGTGAGCACGTCCTTGATGGCGCCGAGGTCTTTGCCGGCGTCAATGAGCAACGTCAGCAGCGCCATGAGGGCTTGCGACGGGCCGTCGAATTTGAGTGGAACGACGTTGTCCTTGATGGCCTGGCCGGGCGTGTTGATCATCTTGTATTCGCCGGGGCGGAAGCGCAGCGGGCCGGAATTGAGGGACATGCCCTTGCCGATGAAGCCGCCGCCCATGTTCTGCTGGGTTCCGGCGTCCATGATCATGTTGAGCGTGGAGTTGATGGTAAGGTTGATGTTGTTCAGCAGGTGGGCGAGGCCGTGGCCGTAGATGCCGCCTTCGATGTTCGGCATGAAATCGTACTGGGTGTAGTAATCGATCGCCGTGATCTTCTGAATCTGCTGGGTGAGCGGGTTGATGCTGATTCCATCCTGCTCGAAGCGGGCCACGATGCGCGCCACGCGCATGCTGTCCTTGTGGAAGGTGACGATGTAGGGTTCTGGATAGCCGTCGCCGTCAAGGTCGATGCGGCAATGCTGCTCGATGAATCTGACCAGGCTTTCCTTGTCGGTGTTGGCCACGGCGCTGTCCCAGTATGGCCCGGTGATGAAGGTGCCAGACGCGACGCGCTCGCGGATTTCATAGGGATAGAGCAGGATTTCCTCGCCCAGGCGGGGCGCTGTGGCAAGGGATTTGGCCCAGTAGTTCATGCGCAGCTTCTTGGCGGGGATGCGCACGGCGATGGGGCGGCCAAGGGTAAAATCCTGATAGGTCTTGCGGAACTCGCAGCCCACAATGGCCAGCACGTTGAGCAGGGTATCCGTCTCGCCGTCCCACTCGTCCATTTCCTCAAGGAGCTGGTAGCTGGTGTGATCGGAAATACGCACCGCGCGCTCTGCCTTTTCGCCGGGCTTTTCAGCCCAGACCTGCTGCTGGGTAGCAGGGTCGATGACCGGCTGGCCGTTGGGGTCGAGCTTCGGCACGCCCGCGTCACTGCCAATGACGGCGCTCTTGACGACGTTGCGGCCCTGCACGATGGCGGGATAGGCGCGGGAGGCAAACTGAATGCCAGCCTGGGCAATGAGGGGGTAGATGACGTTGGAGGATCCGGGCCAGGGCTCGGTCTTGGCTTGCGCCTTCTGCATCGCCAGATCGAGGGCCTTTTCGGTCTGTATCAGCCAATCGTGACGGCTGGTCTCGTCGATGTCGTCGCCTTCATTGCAGTCCATGCCGATGCGCTGCAACACGTCCTCGGGCAGTTCTTCGGCAATGTTGATCTGCTTGAAAGGGTCAGCCCAGGCGATAAGTTTCGCCAGCTTCTGCTCGTCAACGCGCCGCACGTCGTAATTCGGTGGCGCGTCCATGATGGCGACGTCGGTTTCACCACTGGAACCGTCAGCGGGTGCGGCAGGCTTGGTGGTGTAGTCTTCCAGCGACATCTTCAGTTCATGCCTTCAATGCGAGGCTTGTGCTCGCCGCAGTGGTTGGCCGGGTGGACCTTGGGTTGGAAGGTCAATTCCTGAAACGCCATGTTGCCGGTCTTGGTGTCCCTGACGGGGAACGCTTGGATCTGGGGCGGAAAGCGATGGCAGTCCAAGAGGGGCGCATTGCCTTCAGACGGAGAGGCAAACTTGCAGCGCTCGCAGCGATCGGGCCGGATGACAGCGTTAACCTGGGTCACTTGTCGCACCGGCCAAGGGACTTTTCGACCGAGCCTTCGTTGCCTTCGGTGTTCAAGGCGCCGGGCGGCATGTCATAGGTGCCGTCGTCATTGCGCACTGCGGCGTCGCTGCGCTGCGTCTCCGGCAGATGAAAGCCAATGGGGCGGTTGCAGTCCTGGCACTCGAAGACGGCCATGCCGTTTTCAATGCCCCGGAATTTCATGTGGTGGGCCATTTGCTTCAGTATCCTGTGATGCTGCGGTTGCCTGTTGTCGGGTCGTCTGGATCGTAACCTTGGGCGTCCAGAGCGGCACGTCTTTCCGTGATCGCATAGGGCAGGCCTGTCAGCGCCAATCCAGTGGCTCGCAAAATACCCGCTTCGGCATCGTCAATCTGACCTTTCTCATCGCGGGCCAATCTGCGGTACTGGCCAAACCAGTCTTCGAGGTTGGAGAACACGCGCAACTGCGTGTTTTGCATGCGTTCCGACATGCCCATGCAGGCCGCTTCCATGTCCAGCGGCAGGTCGAACACCTCGATTCCGAACTTCTGAAGCTGCCCCACTATGGCAAAGGCTTCCGCCTCGCTGCGCTTCTTGGCCTTCATGTCGAAGAGAAGCGGGATCCAGCGGCCTTGATCCAGAATGGCGGTGGCGTGGTAGGAAATTTCCCGCCGCGGCACAGCAATCGCCTTGTAAACATAGGCCGTGTTGGTGGATGGCTGCGAGGCCAGCCAGACCAGAGAGACGGTTGACGGGCTGATGTCGATGGCGGCAATGCGGGGCCAGAACTCCGGCACACGCGCCTTCTGGTCGATCGCTATCTGGGTTTCTGGGGTTGTGAACACGGTGCCTCCTAGCAGCATGCCAAACGCGCCCGATGCGGCGTCGATCTGGTCTTTGAACTTGGCGGCCGGGCTGAAGTTGGTCGCCTCTTCGATGAAATCCTTGTTCCAGTCGCCCCGGACCAGCAACAGATTGCCGCCTTCTGCCTGGGCGGCCAGTGGCTCAGCGCGGGTCATCTTGTCGCCTGACTCACGCACGGAACGGGCCCGATAGCCCGCAAGCATGAGCACCATGTCCTGTGCCTGCACCTTGCCGGCCTGGCCGGGGTCTTGCGGAAAACCAATGTCCACGTTGGGGCCGTCGATGTCCTTGGCGGTATCGCGGATCAGGCGGCGCACGCCCTGCCCTTCGGCACGCATGCGAATGACTTCGCCGATGACAAACTTACCATCCGGTTGCCTGCCCATGAGCACACCAGCGGTATAGGCGGCCGTGGTGCCAAGCTGGTCTTCTGTGGCGGCCAAGTCCCAGTAGCGCACCCAGCGGGTGCCAGCCATGGCGGCGCTGACGATCTTTAGCCACGCCTCTTTGAACAAGCCGCCCTCACGCGCCGTGGGGCGCTGCTGCATCTGGCCTGCCCATGCGTAGCTGCCCATTGCGATCTTGTCGCGGTCGATGACCTCCGGGGGGAAGCGTTCGGGGAACAGCAGCTCGCCGTCATAGGTGCGGGGGTCGCGGAAGCCCAGGCTTGTTTCACATCGCCGGTCTGGTTCAAATTCCATGGGCAGGCAAAGGTGCACATAGCCAAGGCCAAGCGTGAGGATGACGCCCGAGACGTCCTCGTGGTGCAGGCGTTGCATCACGACGATGATGGCCGACTTGACCGGGTCCATGAGGCGTGACGTGACGGACTCGCGGAACACGCGCACCACCTTTTTGCGATCGGCTTCGCTTTCGGCGGTTTCGGTGGAGTGTGGGTCGTCGATGACGACGCGATCGCCGCGGCCGCCGGTCATGGAGGTGAAGATCACACCTTCGCGCCAGCCGCCGCTGCTGTTGGAGAAGGACGATTCCCCGGTGCGTTCCAGTGCGACGCGATCGCCCCAGCGCTGCTGATACCAGTCACTGGCAACAAGGTCGCGCATCTTGCGGCTGTCGCGGACGACGTAGTCCTCTTTGTACGACGATGTGAAATACCGCATGCCGTGCAGGCCTGCGGGCCCCCATTCCCACGCAGGCCAGAACACCGAGACAATGAGGGATTTCATCGTGCCCGGCGGAATGTTGATCAGCAGGCGCGTGATCGTGCCGTAGGTAACGGCTTCGAGGTGCTGGCAGATGGCGTCGATATGCCAACCCCAGATCAGTTGCGTGTTGGGTTCAACGACGTGCCACGCTTCACGGATGAAGCCAGCGAGGGATTTGCTGCGGCCCTTGCTGGCTTCTATCGACTGGTCTTGTTCCTGACGGGCCTGCGCGAATTGCCGACGACGTAGCTCGGTCTCAATGGACTCGATGCTGGTCGTCGCCAGGCTGCGCAGCAAGTCGTTTCTTGATTGCGAGGACAACCTTCAGCTCCTCTTCACTGAGCTTGGTGAGATCGAAAGGTTCATCCCTGCGCGTCACGGCGGAGAGCTTGTTGTGCAGATAGGGTGCGGCCTCCTTGGCGGCTGACAGGGCAAGGCCTTCGGCTTCGAGCACCTTCTTTTCGTCAGGGTTCTTGGCCTTGGCCAGATCCTCTGCCTTGGCGTGATACTTGCGCATTTGCGCGAGGATGACTTCGAGTGGCATGATGCCTTCAGCCTGCGCCTTGAGAATGGCGGCCTGCGTGAGCTTGTTCGGCGAACCTCTCTTGCGCCCGGCGCCGGGCTTGGCCCCGCCGTTGTGCTTGCTGCTCATTGCCAGGAGGCCTTGGCCTTGATGGTGCGCAGCGGGCCCTTGTGGCCCAGCGCGTGCACGTCCCCACCGCATGTGTTGACCAGGCTGCAGGCGGCGATTGCGGACTGAATGGCGTCAGCACCGGCAAACATTGCACCGCGGGCAACCTCCCAGCCAGACCCGGCGGCATAGCCAGACCGCTCTGAAATCAAGATGTGGAAAGGCGCGTGATCAGCGCAGGATTCCAGCACCCACACGCGGTCGCGCTGGTCGGCGCGCACGATGATGGCGCAACACGAATAGGTTCCATCGGAGTTGATGGCACGGTGCGGGCGCTTGCCACGCTCGCCGGCAATGAACCATTTCTGCATGGCTGAGCACCAGCCCAGATCGCCAGATGCCCCCATGAGATCGCCGGCCTTGTTGCGGGCAATCTTTCCCGCGCTGCCATCGATGATGCTTCCGCCGTTGACGACAGAGTCCGAGGCCATCACGCCGTTCTTGTAAGCTATGACTGTCACTTTGCTTCATTCCTTGCTTTGCTTGGCACGAGAATTAGCAAATGGCGTCAGGGCGTTCCGAGGAAATGAAAACGCCTCAGCGCCAGGGAACGGTGGCACTGAGGCGTCTTGTGGGGCGCGGGAACGCAACCCCCTGGCCCTCCGAGCGGGGAGGAAGGCCGATCAGCAGCCCTTCTTGCCGCCCGGTTTCATGCCCTTGGCAGCGGGCTTGGACTTTGGGGCGGGCTTGGCAGTTGCTTTCTTCGCACTCATGGCGATGTCTCCGTTGGGTTGACCATCATTGGCGTGACCAATGCGTGGGAAGATAGCGCGATTGTCAGATGGTGTTGGAGATTTTCATGTCGTCTAGTTCGAGGGGAATGCTCCATAGCCGATCTTCGACGGCTTCCATGGTCACAAAGAAACGGCGCCCGCGGCGATACCAAGCGCGCGGATGGCGGTTGCGGATAGTGGCCCATGCCTCACGCCCGTGCTTGCGGATGAACTGGCCCTTGGTCATGACGTGGTGTCGCAAGCACTCTTGGCTGACGGTGAAGCCTGGATGCCACCCCTTGAGCCAAGAGCCGGGTTCGTAGTCGGGATTGAGGCGAAAAATGCGGGCGCGAACTTCTGGCGAGCGCAGGGAAAGAAAACGGTGCAGTTGGTATGGGTAGTCCGGATTCCGTTGGACGATCGTGACGGTGGGCGCGGCGCAGAGATCGTCTCCCCTATCAGCAGAGTGGGTCATTTCTGCTGCTTCCCTTTTTGATGGTTCACAAAGGCCCGAAGCACGGCGTTCATGCGGGTCTGGTAGCCCTTGCCGGTAGCCTTGAAGAAAGTATAGACGTCCAGATCAACCCTGATGCTCATGGCAATCTTCGGACCAACGAAAACTGTCTTTATCTCCGGCCAGTCAATACCAGCGGTGTTTTTCATCACGTCTCCTGTGCTGTCAGGGCGCGGATGGCGTCCCAGCAGGTGATGTAGGTGGTGTCGGCGGCAATGGCGTGGCGAAACTGGTCTTTCTGGTCTTCGGTCAGTTCGTCCCAAGTGGGGATGATCGCCACCTTTGGCTTCGGCGGTTCGTAGGCGCGCAGGGCCCCCATGACCGAGGTAATCAGTTCTGACTGCAGGGGAATCTTGTCACGGTTCTGGTACAGGTGTTGAACCAGCTTGACCGTTGCTTCAACGAGGGCCTGCTCTCTCTTGCTGTCGAAGATGACGGTCATCCCTGCTCCTTTGCGGTGATGTCCAGAAGCGCGTTCCAGAATGATTCAATATCGCCGCCGTCGAAAGCCTTCACGGCAGCGACTTTCTGCTCGTATTCCAGAGCATTCCATGGCTGGATGACGGGCACCTTGGGCTTGGGGGGATCGTATGCGGCAAGGGCTTTTCTAAGCCGTTTAACCGCTGTATCTACAGAAAGAGTGGTGGACATTTCGTAGTCAAGATACCGCGCCGCCTCTACCAGTTCCCGCTCTCGTTCGCTGCTGTAGGTCGTCTGCGTCATGTCGTGGTCTCCTTGGTTTTCAGCAGAGAGCGGAGCGTCTGCATTTCTGTCTCTTGAACAGGGCGGAAACAGATGGCGTTGAAGCAAATATCTTCTGTCAACTCTTCTAACTTCAGAAGAGTTATTGCGGTACCGTCGTAAATTCTAGAAACAGTCACAACGTCGCCAATGTCAGGTCCGTTGATAGTTTCCCAAGCACCCCTCTTGATGCAGACAACCTTTTGGCCAACGCGGTAAGTCATGGCGCACCGCCCACACCTGGGGCAACCAATGCATCGCTGATTCCCATGGCCGCCGTGTACATCTGCAAAACCGTACTGACTGGCAGCAGGACCACCATCGGAAACGTTGGCTGTTTTGCTTCCGCCTTCATCCATATTTCGGTTTTGAGCTCTGGCTCTGCCAGATCGGCGGCAAATGCAACGATATGCGTCGGAACGACATACACGTCGCGGTTTCCCTTGGTGGACATCCATGAATGCCGGGCTGGCAGTTTCATCAAATGGTTCATCACTTCCTCGCTGCGTAGTAGGTGTAGCCGGTGCCATCCGTCATGCGGAGCTGCACGGGTTCAATCAGGTTTGAACTCTGCAACTGTCCGATCGCTTCCAGCATTTCCAGCGTCTCGCTGATCTTCTGCAGCCGCACGCGCTCGAACGGTTCCAGCGTCTTGCCGGGTGGCAGGGCATCGGAGCGCGCCATGATGGCCACGCGCTGCCGCGGCATGTCGTATCGCGCCTGCGCCAGCTCGCCGTGGAAGTAAATCACGCGCTCGCCCTTCTTGGCCGTGCGCACCCAGGCGATAAGCTCCTCCTTGGTGTTGATGAACCGCGTCGTGCCGTTCGCCATCTGCGGGTCAAACGACGGTGACAGCGGCGCTTGTTCGCCGGTCTTCCACTGCTCTGCCACCTTGAGCAGGTTGTGTTCGGTGGCGCCGGGGCCAAACGAATAGTTCGCGCACGTCTTGGCGCCGCATACCGTGACGACCAGGCCGTAGCCGTCTTCGACCAGCGTGGTGACGACCTTGACGCCCTCTGGCACCAGTGCATCCAGCGTCCTGTTCACGCGTTGGACGTCAGAAAATTCATAGCGGCGACTCATCGCATGGCTCCTGTTTTTTGCGGCTTGGCCCGCGCCAGTCCGGCGTGCCATGCGCAGTAGGGTTTGCCGTTCTCGATCGGGCCGGCGTCTTCGCGCGGCGCACCGCAGAACGTGAATTGAAGATCCTGCGGATCGCCGATCGGCCAACGGCAGTGGTAGCCTTGCAGGTCCGCCACCGTGATCGACGTCGAGGGAGCGGGCGGCATTTTCGGCGGCGGCGCAACGACGGCCGGCGCGGGTTTCTTGGGCTTGCGCGCCACGACCGGACGAACGGCTGGAAGCAGCGGCGGCAGTGATGGCGTGACGCGCTCCGGCTTCAGCGGGCGGGTGCGTTCGCGTGGTTCAATGTCCTGCCTCACCGGGGCGCGATTGAGCAGGCCAAGGCGGAACAGCTTGCCAAGCACGGCGTTGCGTGTGCGTCCGGTGCCCAGCCTTGCGGCCACGTCGGAGGCGCTGAGTCCTGCGGCGTGCAGGGTCTTGAGGTGGCTGATTTCGGTGTCAGGCCACGTCGTTTCGGGATTAGCGCCCATGACGGTCTCCGTTGTGATTTTTTTTCGTTGGGCGGCCTTCGCGGTTGTCGCTGCGCATCCAGCGTTCGAGCACGGTCTTGACGGTGGCGACGCCGTTGTCGTCTGGCTTGGTGAGGACAAACTTCACGTCCTCGACGCCGAAGAGGGTGGCCCCAAGCGTGGCGGCAGGTTTGGCCTGCTGTTCGATTTGCTTGCGGATCAGGTGCAGCGGCACGTCGAAGCGGCGCTCGATGTAGCGCAACAGGGCGTGATCCGAGACGTAGATGCGGATGGCGCGCGGCGTGGGCATCAGGCAGCCCCCCGCTTGACCTGGTAGTCGGTCCAGCCCTTGCCGTCGTCTGGGGAGACGAGAGCAGCCGGAGCCAGGCATCCGGGCTGGTTGGGATATGGGCCCCACTTGGCGTCCCACGTCTGGGTCTGCCGGGCGAAGGTGAGGCGATCTCCCCACTTGGCATCGGTGACGGGTTGAGGTGGTGGTGCGATGGCCTTGCCTTGCTCGCGGGCTTCCCTGATTTTGCGGGCGATGGTTGCCCATGAGAGGCGGTTGGCGCGGCCTTGCTGGATGGCGCGAGCGACGTCGGCTTTGACGATGGGCAGCACCTCGGCGTGGAGGTCGTAACCTTCCTGCATGATGGCGACCATGGCGTGGTAGGCGGAGATTTCGAGAGAGGAGCCTTTGACGCCTTCGATGGCGAAGAGAGCGGTTTCCCATGCCTCGAAGGGTCGCCGCTGCAGGGCGGCTGGCATGGTTGGGAAGTCTTCGGGTTTTGCATCCTCCCCTCCTTTAGGAGGGAGGATTGTGGGTGTGGGTGTAGCTGTGGGTGTAGAGGTATTACCACTTTGTCGAGCGGTGGAATTACCATCCGGTATAGCAACGTCATTGTTATCGTGTGGTTTTTCCGGTTTTACCCACCGTTTTGATACGTTTGAGCGCTGCTTGTTGGAGAACTCAGTTGCTTCATTGATCGTCTCCTGGACCCTTTTCGCGCCGATCTTACCGCTCTTTACCCACACTTTACCCAGCTCAATGAGTGACTTCTTGAGCCGAACCCACTCCCTTTTGTTGCAGGAAAGCATGCGGGCGACACGCTCGTCGTCGTCCGGAACTTCGCCATCCCGGCTGTAGAGGAGGTCAAGCAAACTGTTGTAGGCACCGCGCTGCTCGAAGGTCAGCTCGGCCATTCCAGCCAGGGCACGGTCGGGGTCACGCTTGTAGAATTTCATGATTACACCACCAAGTCCTTCACCACGGCGCAGCCGACATCGCAGAACAGTTCGACCGCGCCTGTGGGTCCGCCACGGTGCTTCTCGATGATCAGTTCCAGCTTGTTGCGCGCCGCCGTCAGTTTGCGCTGCCGTTCCATTTCCTTGTCCCCGTCTTCCTCCTGGCGCCGCAGGTAGTATTCCGGGCGATAGGGAAACATGATCACGTCCGCATCCTGCTCGATGGCACCGGACCAGCGCAGATCCGCCATGCCGGGCCGCTTGTCGTCACGGCCTTCCACGGAACGGTTGAGCTGGGCCAAGGCAACCACGGCGCAATCCAGTTCCTTGGCCAGCCGCTTGAGATCGTTGCTCACTTCCTCGGTCTGGGCCACCTTGTTGCCGCCAAAGCTCTGGGAGGCCCGCAGCAGGCCCATGTGGTCGATGCAGACCACGTCCATGCGCTTGCCCTCGGAGGCCAGCCGCTGCGCATACTGGGCGGCCTGGCTGCGCACCTCGGCCACAGTTAGGCCCTGCCGGTCGTCGATGAAGAACGGCATGCTGTTGAACGTGGGGGCCACCTCGGACACAGCCTCGAAGTGCTGGACGAAGCCATCGCGGCCGACGTTGGCCATGGAAATATCGCGGTACTCGACGCGCGTGCCCGTCCGGTAGGCCAGCGAGGCCAGCGCCATTTCTGAAAGCTCCTGCTTGCCCATTTCCAATGCGAAAAACATCACGCCATGGCCCTTCAGGGCGGTGCGCAGCAGCGACGACAGGGCCAGCGTGGACTTGCCCATGCCGGGGCGGCCGGCGATGACATAGAGACGCTTGCGCCGCCATCCGCCAATCATGCGGCCCAGGTCATGCAGTCCGGTCGGGGCAAAATCCCGCGGGGCTTCGCCCTTCTGATAGGCCGCGCTCAGGTCAGACAGCAGGCGCTCGGTGATAGACCCGACCGACTCCACGCCAGCATCGCGCGTCAGGTGCGCCGTTGACAGGCGCTCCATTTCAGCGGCCAGGCGCTCAGCCTCAGCCGTATCGCCCAGCGTCACAGCGCTCTGCAGGCGCTTGTTCAGCGCATGGTGCCTGACTTGGCGAGCCATGCCTTCCAGGCCGATCTGGGGCCCGGCATTGGCAATGCAGTGGGCAACCAGGGACGACGGCGTAAAGCCGATGTCGAACAGGTCCAGGGCGTCAGGGCCAAGCTGGCCGATAATCCAGTGCGTCAGAGGAAACCGCGACAGTCCGGCCTTGGCTCCGTCACCGAACAGATGAAACAGGCGGCGCATGGTCGGGTCGTGAAAATCTTCCTCGGACACGATGCTGCGCGCCATGTTGGCCGCCAGTGAATCGGCCAGCGTCAGCATGGTGCCGATCAATTCGCGCTCAGCCTCGAAGCGGAAGGTGTTGACGTCGATTTCAATGGCCTTTGGGGCAGAAGTCATGGCGTGGCCTCCCAATGCAATCCGGTAGGACCGCACTTGTCGCCAGACTCACGATGCGGCTCCGCCAGGCTGTCACGCTCGAAGTCGGGGGAACGGCCAACGCCCACAGGGTCATCCTTGATGCCGCTGCGATAGGTGGTGACACGCAGGCAGCGCAATTGCGGGTTCTTCCACTCGGGGCGGGACACCATGGCACTGTGACGGCAAAGCTGGCAGGAGCGTTCAGTCATGGTTGGTGATCGGTCCATAGCCCAGGGTTTTGTAGCGCTGTTCCAGCGGCACGCCGCATGCGCTCATTTTTTGGAACTGCCAATAGAGGTCGGGCGGCAGCTTCTTCCACCGGCCCCAGCGGATCTCGTTCATGCGCTTCTGGTGCGCCTTGCCCTCTGGTGTGGCGAAACGCTTTTTCTGGGCGGCGCGGCAGCGGGCCCGGAAGGCTTCCTTGTCAATCATGGCCGCGCTCCCTCACCCAGTATTTGATTGAGCCGGACTCAACGTCCTTCTGGCGACCGATAAGATTGAGCTTGACGAGCTTGTCCAGGGTCGGGGGCAAACTGCCCTCCGGTGTGCCGCTGCCCTGAGCAATATGCTTCAACGAAAGGACGGCGCCGTCAGTCCCGCAAGTGGTGCGCAGGTAAAGCAGGACATGCTCCTGATTGGCCGTCAGCGCAGCGCCGTTCTCGATCGCCGTGGCAGGTGCTGGCGCGGCCCCTCCTGAATAAATCAGATCCAGCACCGCACCGAACGCCACCGTCCACTTGTTGCGCTGTTCCTTCGCCCATGCTCCGGGCGGCGGCAGTTCCGCCAGCATGGCGTCAATCAAGGGGTGCTGTGGTGTCATTTGCTGAATCTCCTGATGATGTGGGCATAGGCTTCCGGCATGCGCACCCCGGTCGTTGCCTGGTGCCCGTGGGCCAAACTGGAAAGCTGGGGACCGGCGGCGCGAATGGCCGTGACGATCTGTGACGACGACAGGTTGGGTGCAGCCTTGGACGCGAACATGAGAAATGAAACGGCCTCGATGCCCCAATCCTTGACGGGGGCCATGCCAGCCTCAACACAGGTGCGCAAGGCACGCTCGCCACGGGTCGCGCCATAGCGCCGATAGAGACGGCGCAACGTCATGATGGCCATGGTTTCGCCAACGCCAAACCTGTTGCCACTGGGCGGCTGGCGCAACACGACCAGCCCGGCCTTGTCACACATCGCCTTGACGGCACGCGCCGTTTCATCCCCGGCCGCAATTTCGGCGTAGAACACGTCGTTGTTGCTCACGGCAATGCGATCGCGGTTGATGCCGACAAAGGTTGCCGCCTGCTCGGCAATCGTGGAAGCATCCACAACCTTCACCCAGATGGTCTTAATGTCGCCACGGCTGGCCGCGGCAATCGCCGTGTGCTGGCCGTCGATGACGTGGTAACGGCCCTGCTCCACTTCCACCACCGTGGGCGGATTGAACTTGCGCCATGACCATGTCATCGCAATGGTCCGCACCAGGCGGGCGCCCTTGGCACTCATGCGGCGCTGGTAGGTTTCATCGACCAGCAGACTTTCCGGCGCGACCTCGCGGAAGCAAACGATCTCCCCTTCCAGCGGCGCGGGCTTGGCAGGACCGGCCAGAGTGATGGGGGCAACGGCGCGCAGCGAACCCACCGACTTGATGTTGACCTGGGTGGCAATGGCCTTGTTTTCGCTGGCTCCCTTGCCATGCTTGATGAACACCACGGTTTCGTCACGGTGCGCTGGCGACCAGCATAGCCCGCACGTTGCGCAGCAGTCCGTCTTTGACGTCTCGGCCGGGCACACAAAGCCCTGCGGCACCTTGTTGGTGGCGGGAATGGTATCAATCACCGTCGCGCCCATGGCGATCGGGGCCACGTCGGGCGGGCAGGACTGCCGGATAAAACACCGCTCCGGGAACTTTTCATTCAGGCCGGCGACGGCGCGACCAATATCGCCGGTGCGCATGGTGTAGCCATAGACGTGCAGTTCCTTGATGCTGTCCAGCAGCCAGTCCCATGTTTCGACATAGTCAACCGAATAGAAGTCACCCAGCACATGCAGGCGCACCACAAAACCTGCAGGATGTTGCTCCGCCAGTTCAAGGACTTCGCCGGTGAGCGCATCCTCAAAATCGCCGCCATGGCTGTTGCGGCGGGCCATGTGCATGGCGTTGCCATAGCATTCCTTCAGCATGTAGCAGTCAGACGGGCAGGTGGCGCGCTCCTCAAGGGTGAGCGTGTAGATGGGCATGCCCTTCCAGGCGCCCTTGGTGACGGTCTTGCCGATCTTGCGGTTGTTGTGGCCGCTGACGAGAAGCGCGTTGTTGTCCGAGGTGCTGACCACGGTGGACGGGAACAGGGTGCGCATTTCCGTGACGGCTGCATGGCTTGCGTCGAGGCCCTGCACGTCGGCGGGATCTGATTGACGCATCACGGGGAAGCGGCGAAGGGTGCTGCTGCTCATGCCACGGGCCTCCGCACAAACAGATTGCGGGACGCTGCCGGCATTTCCCAGCCCCTGCCCCAGCGCGTGATGATCTCCACGCCGAACGGTTTGACCTTCTTGCGCAGGTGGCACAGCATCACGTCGAATATCTTGGGATCAGGCTCGCCGTCGATGTCCCACTTGCTTGACCAAAGGACGGTCATGGCCTGCTTCTTGTCGATGTAGCCATGCTTGGCAAAGGCGATGGCCATGGCTTCTTCTTTGGGCGTCAGGCCCCATTCGGCGGGCGCGACAATGCCGCGGTCAACCACCTGGCTTTCCAGTTGGCGTATCTTCTCTTCCAGTTCCGCGACGCGATCGCGCAGGGCGATGATGGTGGCGCTTTCTGTCATGCGGCCCACCTGCGCACGTCATCGGCTGAAAAATTGCGGTCCTTCGCGCCGGGGGCAATCCATTTGAATTGCGTCCCGCTGCCCCGCATGTCAGCGCTCCAAACGAACCACGCATAGGAACTTGCCGTAGATGCTGCGGGATCGTATCGCCCCGCCACCATGGGCACGCGCTCGCAATATTGCGCGATCAGTGACGGCGGGTTGTCTTTGAACAGGCGGTCATAGCGCTCGCTGCCTTCCGTCCATGCGCTGCGCAGCAGCAGGGCTACGCCGAAACGCGCCTCACGCAAGGCCCGCTCGGCAAATTCCACCGCGAGATTGAACGGCGGATTGGTGATGATCCAGTCAAATTCTCCGATCAGATCAGGAACCACGTCGAGTCCCTGCCCCACATAGGAACCAACATCAAAGCCCTTGCCGTAGTCATGAACGTCTGAGGCCACCACAAACTGCGAAAACTCGCGCAGCACATGAACCATGTGGCCTTCGCCGCAAGCTGGCTCCAAAATGCGCGCAAACGCTTCCGGATCTTGATGCGCGTGCAGCACCTCCCGCATGAAGGCGCGGGTGGCCCAGGGTGGCGTGGGGTAGTAGTCCAGCTTCTCCACCGTGACATGGCGGCGCTGCATGACGGCGGTGGAGCGGTTCTGGCTCATGCAAAGACCCCCCGCTTCAGGTCGATTTCGGAATGCCGGCGGGCCTGATTGTGGTCAGTGCGCAGCCGATAGGCGGGGCTCAGCGTGTGCAGCGCATAGTCGAGAATGCCCAGCGCCTCGGCCTCGTCGTGGACCGTGCAGAACCAGTTGCGCTGCGCCGCTACTTTGAGCGCCAGCCACTTCCAGTAATTCTCGTCGGACTTGGAGTCCTTTGGCCTGCGGTTGATGCCAAGGAAGCGCATGCGCCAGTGGTCGATGTCGGCCAGAAAAGGAGTGATCTTGCGCCCGTAAGCCCATTCCAGGGCAACGCCAGCCAGCATCAGTTGCGCCTGGGTGCCGCTGAAGTTGAACGCCTTCCCGCCATTGCGGTTGTCAACAAAGATGTCTTCGATCACCAGATGGGTGAGCGCGAAGGTGTTGGCTTTGCTGTCAAGAAACTGCCGGAAGGCATGGAGATTGACCTCCTGCTCGGTCTTCCAGTCCTTTGTCTTGAACACGCCCCATTGCGGCCGTCCCCAGTCTTCGCCACCCAGCGCCCAGCCGGTGGTGTGCATGGCAATGTCGAGGGCAAGAGCAACGGTCATGCGGCCACCTTTCCGCCCATGGCGATAATGCGCCGGGCCGTGGGTTCCACATCGCCTGCGCGATAGTTGACCAGCACAGGCTCAATGTAGATCAGCTTGTGGTCTTGATACTTGGGCCCGCAGGCCTGGTTGCGGACGTGTCCGGCCCGCAGGTAAACACTCTTGATGCCACCGGAGCCACGCGCGACCTCGGCCCCTTCCCGATCGTACACGACGCCAATCTTCAACAGCGTGTGCTTGCCGATGCTGGGCTTGTTGTGGCGTTCGCGCTGGACATTCAGCCTTTTGCACTCGATATGCTCGCGTTCGATGCCGCGGATATTGAGCATGAGCAGCGCAATCATGGCCGCGACGACGGCAGTTTCGCCCTCGTTTTCGAGCGTGTTGCCTGTGATCTCCACGCTCGTTTCGCCCAGCACGACATTGACGTCATGGTCCGAGAGAATGGCCAGCGATGGCGACCACGCCCCGACGCGGGCAACGATCTTGCCGTCGGCCTCACTCAGCCAGACAAAGCGGACGATCGGCGGCGCAGGTGTAAATTCAACGAGGAGGTTCTTGTAGGGAAGCCGTGCAATGCCACACTGGACAAGCGCACCAATGGAAGACACCACGTCATCACGCGACATTGCCTGCAACAAATCAGGCGCGATAACGTAGTGGTTTGTCGTCTCAGGCAAGCCGGAAACGACAGACGCTAATTCGTGCAGCTTGGTGGCAATCTGCTGCTTCACTGCACCGTGTCCCCGTCTTCGGTCTTGGGCACAGCCGGCTCGCCATCCTTGGCCGCCTTCTTGGCCGCGCGTTCATCGGCCTTCGCCTTCTTGGCCGCCGCCGCTGCAGCCTTGTCGGCTTCTTCCTGGCGGACCTTCTCATTGTGGGCCTCGAACTGCTGCGCGAGCTTGGCCTGTCCGGCATACCAACCCTTGGTGTGGGCCTGTCCCAACGCGCTTTCTGGGGAATAGGCCTGCGTGTCAGGGCTCAGGCCCATGAGGCCGCGGTTGTAGCCTTCCTTCTCGGCCCTTTCGGCGGCTTCCAGCGGACTGCCGGGGCCTTCAAACATCTTGAACTGGGTGCCGACCGGCATGAGAAAGGCCGCCGCGATATGCTGCACTTCGCGCAGAAAATCGAGCAGTGCTTCCGGGTCGTCCTGCTCAGAGAAGGATTCCACCAGGTCGAAGGTGCGCAGCGTCACGCCGCTATTTTTGAATTGCTTGCGCACCATCTGGTAGGCCTTCTGGGCCTTGCGCTGTTCGGCATAAGACTTGGCGAGCTGGCCCGCAAAGTAGATGATGGTATCGTGCGGCACGAGATCATTGGGGCGCGTGTCGGGCAGCACGGTTGCGCCTTCGGCCACCTTGGCCGGTTTAAGCCTTGTCACCATTGGATTTGTTCCTTGTTTCAGAGATTTCGTTCGAGACGATCGACGAGAGCTTTCGCTTCGCGGACCAGATCCGCGCGGGCGCCGTCAGCAGAAGGGCCAAGCGCTTCCACCCGTGCAACTTCGGACTTGAGGTGATTGAGTTGACGTCGAAGATGGGCCAGGTATCCCGCCCGGAGGCGCTCAAACAGGTCGAACCCAACATGCTTTGGCCGTCGGGACGGCTGGACGAGCCTGCGCAACTGCGCTGGTGTGACGTGGCAGCTTCGCGCTGCGCTGTTGATCGCTGATTGCTGGGTTCCACCGCTCTGGCCCTTCGTTAAACGGACCAGTTCCGACGCCATCGAAATGGCGCGATCCACACCGGACTGGATGTGCAGGAACTGGTTCAACTCGTACCCCTACAAACACAAGAGCCGGGCCATGGTTGCAGCCATGACACCGGCAAGATCGTTTCATCGCCTATTCGGCGGCCTCCATTGGTTTTTGTGGCGGCGGATTGGCTGCTTCAGGCTCGCCAGCCCAAAACTCCTCACTCCACTCAATGCCGCGGTCCAGAAACTCGGCCCGCAATTTCCGCAGGTCTTCGAGGTTCGGCACGCCGTCACCGGCCTCCCATCGCGAAATGGTCGCCTGGTTGCGATCAGTAATGCGTGCGAGGTCCGCCTGCGTGGCCCCCAACACCGATTTGATTTTAACAATGGCGTTCATGTGCCTTCCATATGCGCATACGCATGTAGTGTCAAGATATGCAAATGCGCATCAAAAGAAAGGCTACGGTTCGGGCATGGATTTTGATGATCTGATCAGGCGATCGCTGCGCACCAGCGGAAAGACACAGGCAGATTTTGCCCGCGAATTGGGCGTCACCCAAAGCACGGTGTCACGCTGGCTGTCAGGAAAGGCCAAGCCCGAGGTTCAACACTGGATAGCGGTCAGGGCATTTCTGGCCCGGCACGGCAATGCTTCACATGAAACAGACATCGCCCGACCAACTGTGCCCCTGATTGGTGCCGTGGGGGCGGGGGCAATGATCGTCCCCCTCGACAATGGCGATTCGCCCCTGGACTATGTGGAGCCAGCCGTGCCGATGCCGACAGGCACTGTTTGCGTCCAGGTCAAGGGCAACTCCATGTATCCCCGGTATTTTGACGGAGAGTTGATTTACTATCGTTCAGAACCCAGCGACGCCGCGGCCGTCATTGGCCGCGAATGCGTTGTGAAGCTGGCCGACGTCCGGATGCTGGTAAAAATTCTGAGGAGAGGGTCGAGCAATGACCTGTTCACGCTGGAAAGCTGGAATGCTCCCCCGATTGAGGATGTCGTCGTCGAATATGCAGCCCCCGTCACTTTTGTGGACCGGAGATAGCCCATGAATACCGCATTGCGCTGGTTTGTGAGGATTTGGGCCGCCCTTGCAATTCTTGTGAACCTCGGAAGCATTGCCGCCCTGTTTGCTGCGTACGGTTTCTGGGCCGGCTGGGGCATGGTGCAGGAGATCTGGAACCCATTCAACGTCGTCAATGTGCTGGCGGAAATAGTCTTGCTCTCCCCTGCCCTGGCTGCCCAATACTGGCTGAACAAGCGCGGCGGCTAACCCCGCACCCCTGCTAAAAACCCGTGGTGGTCCGAGATTTTATGCGTTCGTGCATTTTCTTGTTGACAGAATTATGCTTATGCGCATACACAAGGCCTGCAATCAACCGATTGGAGGTGTCCCATGCACACAACTGAACCTGGCGCTCCGTGCGCCACCGGCAACGCCACACCAAAGTCCGTTCCTCCCCAGACTGGCGTTGTCGTCTCTTCTTCCATCGACGTCGCGGCCGAGCGCCAACGCCTGCATGGCGCCATCACGCGCGCCTGGTCACGCAAGGACCGGGCAAGGACGGACGCCGAGGCGGGCGATGCGCAGAACACAATCAACCGCCTGGCCAATGAACTGGCCCGCCTTGCCGCTCAGCCGCAGGGCCGCGTTCCGTCTCAGGACGTGTGCGCAAATTCCCCCGGATACACGCCCGGCCTTTCCCGCCGCGCAATTTCGGAGCCACAATCATGATTGCCATGGAACTGACCAAGGCCTTCCACAAGGCGCAGAAAGCTACATGGGATTACAACCGGATGAAGCTCACCTTGACGCCCGACATGGTGGCCCCGCGCCATTTCAAGGTCGGCACCTTCACCTATGGGCGCGGCGACAAGATCGAGACTGGCCCGGTGTTCATCGACCGCCGCTATGTGCCGCGCTCCAAGTATGCGCCCGGCGTTCCAACGCAGGTGACGCCATGAGCAAGACAAAAGACGGCGGGCCAGCGTTTCCTCTGTCGATAGCTTACAATCCGAACACTGGCGAGGTTGTCGATTATGGTTGTCCCGGAATGTCCCTGCGTGACTGGTTTGCAGGGCAGGCAGTTCCAACCCTTTTGGACACCGCCAGAATTGACTCCAGAGAAGTTGATTTTCCTGAACACGTCGCGACTTTGGCATACGAGTTTGCCGACGCCATGCTTGCAGCCCGTGAGGTGGCGAAATGATGCCTCACGCTTCATCCGAGACGATTGAGCGCCTGATCGTCGGCAAGGCTGTCGATCACCTGCTCAAGCACCACGATACGTTGCGCATCGAGACGGGCAACAAGGTTCCGCTGCTTCACAAGAGCAAAGACGTTCAGGTCATTCTTGCCAGCATCTTCTCCCACGGCGAGCCGGAGGTTTGGATTTTCACACCCAAACGCAAGTTCCTCAAGCTGGTGCTTGGCAATGGGCCAGACGTGATCAGCGATTACAGCATCGAGATCGACGACTCCGTCAGGCCCGCCATCAATCTTGCTCTCGCCTTGGAGGCCTGAGCCATGCGCCCCTCCGTCCTCAATGAGCCAGATGCGGGTATCGCCACGCAGCCCCGCCACTTCCGGGCAATCTGCTCATTGCAGGACGCACCTGTAGCGGCAGGGCCGCTTTCAACAACCAGCAACCCAGGAGGCCGCCATGAAGACGTAGCAAGCCCCCAACCATCGCCCACACAGGCGGGTGGCTCACCCTCAGAACCTGAGTCATCCGCCACCATCTTCAACAACGGATCCAGATGATGATTGCCTTCCATCTTGCTGTCGTTTTTCTCTTTCTCCTGCTGTTTGGTTTTGGCGTTCGAAACGTTGTGCTGGGTCGGCGGGAAGAGCGGAAAAAAGACCATGACGCCGCCTTTGACAGGTATTTCTCTGCCGCCACGTTTTTCGCGGTAGCAGCCATTGGTGTCTTTGTGGCGAAATACGTGGATATGTTTGTGGGGCAGCATCCATGAACCCGGAAAACGTCATCGTGTTTCGCTGCAAGGAGGGCGGGCTTTATGAGACCGCCAGGGAAGCCGCAACCTGCAATCTGTCGAACGAGATCAAGGCGATCGTGATCGACGGCAAGAAGCCGTCCTTGCCCTACAAGCCCGTACTCAACAACCCATTGATGAAGGCGGCGGAATACACCACGCTGCAGCACTGGATCTCCGAAAACACGACCCTTCTGGAAAGCCTGATCGCCAACTTCGTGGACGATTGCGCCAGCGGCACCGTGATGCCCACCAAGCAGCCGGAGAACAAGGCGTGAGCAAGCCGACGCCACTCGCCACGCTCTATGCCTGGCACACCAACGCGCTCAAGGGCGACCTTGCAGACGATTTTCACCACATCGGCGAAGAGCCGCAATGTGGTTGGTTCAAGCGCAGTTTGGTGAAGGGTGGCCCGTTGGTCCCTGCTCGCATCTGGATGTATCAGCCCACGGACGAATCCGGCGACCTGATCGGCGACGAAACCCTGCAGTGCGAGGTCGATGGCAAATTCGCAGACCCCGAACAGCAGTGGTCATGGCTGTGCGGCAATCCGATCAGCGAGGCCGCGTTCAAGCATCTGACGGCACTTCGTCAGTGGTCGGACCAACACGCGCCCGACGAACCCTACGCCAACCCACGCAAGCCAATTGATTGGCTGAAAGTCCCAACCCCGCAATTCGGAAAGGAACCCACAACATGAACGACATGACCCCCGCCGGCATCGGCCACAACTCGGAAGACGTCAGCGAACTGGTGAAGGCGCTTCGCGCTTCCAACGCCGAACTGTTCGCGCAGGTGCAGGAACTTATCGACCGTGCCGCCACGGTTCCGTCAAAGATCGAGGATGACCAGACGCACGAAAAGGCCCTCGAACTCCTGAAGAAGGGCCGTGTGGTCCATGGCATGCTGGAATCCACCCGCAAGGTCGAGGTGGAGCCACACAAGCAGAAGGTCGATGAAACCAATGGTGTGTTCAAGACGCGGAAGGAAGCGCTGGAAAAGGCTTTTGACCCGGTCAAGGAAGCCAGCGAAAGCTATCTCAAGGCCAAGGCTGCCGCCGAAAAACGCCGCCTTGAAGAAGAGGCCGAGAAGCGCCGCATCGAAGCAGAACGCCTGCAGCGTGAAGCCGCCGAGGCCGAGGCCGCCAGGCTGACCGCCCAGCGCGCCCGCGAGGAAGAGGAACGCAAGGCCCGCGAGGCCGAGGAAGCCCGCGCTCGCGCCATCAAGGAAAAGGAAGAGGCAGAGCGCCGGGCCGAAGAAGAACGCCTGAAGGCCATCAAGATGGCCGAAGAACGCAAGCTGGCCGAAGCGGCCGAAGCGGAGCGCCGCCGCATCGCCAAGGAACAGCAAGCCAAGGACGAGGCCGACGCAGCCGCCCGCAAGGAGCAGGAGCGCATCGACCGCGAAACCCACGAGGCTCGCATGGCGAAGATGCGTGAAGAAGAACAGGCTGCCAAGGACGCCCGCCGCAAGGCCGATGAAGAAGCGGCAGCAGCCAGGGCCAGGGCCGATGAAGAACGCCGCATCCAGCGCGATGCTGAGGACAAGGCAGCAGCAGCCAGGCGCGACGAAAAGAGCGCGGGCCGGGATAGCCGTGACGCTCTGGACGCCGCCGTGCGTGAAGACCGCAAGGCCGACAAGATTGAGGAGAAGGTGGCGGGGCCAGAAGCTGATCTTGCACGCAGCCGCTCAGAACACGGTGCAGTTGGCACGCTGACGCGCCGCTGGGAATGCACGCTGGTTGACCGCCAAAAGATCACGCCGAACGCCATCCTCGCCTTGTTCCCGTTCATCAACGAAGAAGCAATCAGCGCTGCTGGTTACAAGTTCATGATGGCCCAGGCGCAGGATAAGCGCAGCCTTCCGGGCTTCACCATGGAAGAAGTTACCAGCGGCGCAGTGCGCTGACCTCAACCCTTTCAATAGGAGACGACAATGAACGCACCGACAAAGCAACCAGTGGCCCAGCAGCAAGTCGCCGTCGCGCATGCGGCAGCAGATACACCCATGAAGCTCAGTGAAGAACTGGAAAGCCGCACAGCCCAGTTTGCTGGGAGCCTGCCTGCGCACATCCCGGTGGAGCGGTTCAAGAAGGTCATTATCGCGGCGGTCAACTCGACGCCCGCTCTTCTCAAGGCGGATCGGCGCACGTTCTTCAACAGTGCCATGAAGGCGGCCAATGACGGACTGCTGCCGGATGGCCGCGAAGGTGCGCTCGTCATCTACAAGACGAAGACGAAGGAGATCGTCAACGGGAAAGAGCAAGAGCGCTGGATTGACGCCGTCCAATGGATGCCCATGATCGCCGGCATCCGGAAGAAAGTCAGGAACAGCGGCGAGATTGCTACGTGGGATGCCCATGTGGTTTACGCGAAGGACGAATTTGACTACGAACTTGGCGACTCTCCGTTCATCAAGCACAAGCCGTCTCTTGACCCAGACCCGGGCCAGGTTGTTGCGGCCTATTCCGTTGCTACCCTGAAGTCAGGTGAGAAGAGCCGCGAGGTCATGACCGTGGCGCAAATCAACAAGGTGCGCGCCATTTCAAAGGCCAAGGACTCCGGGCCATGGGTGGCCCATTATGCGGAAATGTGCCGGAAAACCGTGGCGCGGCGTCACTCAAAGGTCTTGCCGATGTCCACGGATCTTGACGACCTGATCCGCCGCGACGACGCGCTCTATGATTTCGAGGGCAAGTCGGACAAGGAAAACCCACCTGCAAACGCCGCCCCGCCGCGCCCCCAGATTACCGACTATACTGACGTCCCCGCTTCGCAGGAAATCATCAACGCCGAGAGCGGAGAAATCACCACGGCGACCGAAGACACCGCGACCTACGGCAACGCCGACGCCTACGCCGATGGCGGCCGTGCGTTTGCGCTTGGGGCACCCCGCGACAAGGTGCCAGGCAACATTGCCCAGCTTGGCTTCACGGAATCGTGGCAGGCGGGTTGGGATAGCGCAGCCGAAGATGGGAAGCCGACATGATATGGATCCCCATTGGCCTCTGTGCCCTGGCCTGCATCGCCTTCCCGCTTGTTCACTGGATTGCGCCGCCCCTGCTGTCGAAGATATTCCGCGATGGCGTCAAGGCCCATGCCGAAGCCCAGATCGCGGAGCTGCGCGAAGAACTGGGCCGCCTTGGTGTCACCATGACGGGCATGGCTGAAGCGCAGTCACGGTTCCAGGTCATCGACAATCCCACATACGCGGTTGCGCCACCGCCGCCGCGCAGCATCAAACAAGTGGCGAGCAACATGCGCCGCGCAGCCAAGGGGAAGTGATGCCATGTATCAATTCGCGCACGATTTCCTTTACGACACCCCGACCTTTGTTCTTTCCATGCTCTCCTGCGCGGCGGTTGGCATCATTATTCTCAGCGCCGCCATCCTCACGAGAAAACCATGACCCTCATCGCCATGCTCTGCGTGTTGAACACGGTGGCCGTTGTGCCGGAAGGACAGCGCACCACCGTGCTTTACCAGCACATCGGCCCATGCAGGCCAGCACCGGAACTGATGACGGACCAGGCGCCCGCCTTCCGCAACATGTTCCGCGAAATTGCGCGGGCCCGCACCTGCAACACCCGGCCCTTTGAAATCTCCGGGTGCCGCTACACCACAAAGACGGACACCGCACAATGACCTTCCCGATTCCCAACCCCGCCCTCGACGACCGTTTTGCCATTGTCGGCACCACCCTGACACGTGAGCAGATTGAATGGTTTTTCGACAATTGCCGGACAACGCCGGAAATGCTGGCGGTCAAGGCCCTAGCCCTTCGTGGTCTGGACACAGAGCCTAGGCCGATTGAGGAGGCTCCGAAGGATGGCACCAAAATCCTCGCTTGGTGGGGAGGGCGGTGGCTCATCACATACTGGGTGAGCAAGTCGGCCCTTCCAGGCTGGAAATATCCAGCTATGGAGCCCATCAAGGTCTATGACAAGTCAACCTGGAAGCCAACACATTTCATCCCCCTCTCAGCACTGCCGGAGTCCAAGCCATGATGCACGATTTGCTTGTCTATACCGCAGGCGTTTTGACTGTCGTTGCAGCTATAGCGGTCACGCTTCTTATTGGCTGGTGGCAGTCAAGGGGGGATACGTGATGGAAAAGCTGTTCTTGATGTGGGCGGCGCATTTCTTGTGCGACTACCCCTTGCAGGGCGATTGGCTTTCAAAGGCCAAAAATCACAAGGTCAACCTGGTTGGCGAAACGATATGGCCAATGGCGCTCATCGGACATGCGATGGTCCACGCCGCAGCGGTCTATCTCATCACCGGGAACCCGGCCTTGTGCGGCCTCGAATTGATCATCCACGGGGCAACCGATTGGGCAAAGTGTGACGGTCGCATAGGATACAACACAGACCAGTTCATCCATCTGTTTTGCAAGGTGGTCTGGGTGATGTTGCTGCTGGGTGCGCCATGACCCTCCCAGCATGGCTGTTGCTGGCCATCGCATGGGCTGGCGTGGGGAACTGCGCCGTGTGGTGGTTCGCACGGTCTGAGCCACGGTCTGCAACATTCATCGCGTCAACAGCGCTTCAAATCATCATAGCGGCAGTGCTTGCTGTGTCACACCCGTAGGAGATTAAAATGACCAAGACAAAAGACGGCGGGCCAGCGTTTCCTCTGTCGATAGCTTACAATCCGAACACTGGCGAGGTTGTCGATTATGGTTGTCCCGGCATGTCCCTGCGTGACTGGTTCGCAGGGCAGGCAGCTTCAACCCTCTTGGACACCGCCAGAGTTGACTCCAGAAAAGTTGATTTTCCTGAACACATCGCGACTTTGGCATACGCGTTTGCCGACGCCATGCTTGCAGCTCGTGAGGCGAAACCATGACCGACCTTCGCAAGGCCGCTGAGGCGGCGACACCGGGGCCGTGGAAAACCCACTTGATTGATGACACGACTATTGTTTCTGATCGTGTGGATGTTGCGACGACTTGCGACAGCAGCAACGTGGAACGCAGTGATAGCTACAACAATGATTTTGAACGTATGGAGGCCGACGCCGCCTACATCGCAGCCGCCAATCCGCAAGCCATCCTCGCACTGCTTGACGAGCGAGACGCCCTCACCGCCCGCGTGGCGGCACTTGAAGCAGAGAACGAGAAGCTGGCGGCAGCGTTGAATTGGTATGGCGAAAATGCTCGCCTATGTCGATTGATCCACAGTGAAGTCGATGCTGGACGACACGCCCTTGCCGACGATGGCGGTCGCCGCGCAGCAGCGGCAAGGGGGAAAGAATGAGTAAGATCATTGACGGCTTGAAAGACGCTGCCGCCGTAGCCACTGGCGAGAAGCCAGCCGCAACACTGTGGCACACCGGGCATGAATATGTGCCAGCCACCCGCATCCGGGAACTGGAGGCCCAGCTTGCATCTGCCCAGGCGGCAGGGGTGGCGAAGGGTCTGGAAATGGCGGTCAACTATTGCCGCGAATGTGCGAAGAATTTTGAATCCATCAGCGCGAGCGCCACCGACCAGCGAACAGCAGCTTTTTCATTTAACCAAAAGCTGACGTGGGAAGGTGCCGCTGAAAACATCGCCGCCCTCTCCCCGCCGACTGGCATGGTGCTGGTGCCACGGGAGAAGTTACAGCGTTTGATTGACTACACTGTAAACCCAACACCCACAAACATGGATGACCGGAAGGCCTTGGATTGGGTCAACGGGCAGGCCTGCGCCATGCTTGGCGCAACGAGGGAGTAGAACAATGATGCCTGACCTCAACAAGCCAGAGGAAGCTTTGGCCCATTATCTTTCAGAATGGCTGAATGATTCAGCCCCCATAGGGTGGCGGCGATACTTGCCGGTTGCCCAGGCCATGATACAGAGAGGCATCGTCTCAAAAGACTGTGCCTATCTTCGAGCCATGGCTCCCGCAGCGAGGGAGTAGAAGATGCTTGATTTGAAAACACACCTTGCCCGCCAGATGGTGTTCAGCAAGGCCACCTTCGGCCCCGGTGCCCGCACCAAAGGCGTTCTTGACCACATTGAGCGCGAAATCGTTGAAGTGCGGGAGGGCAACGGTGAATCGTCAGAATGGGTTGACTTGGTGATCTTATCACTTGATGGCCTCACGCGCCAGCTTTGGTCTGCCAGCGGCTACAAAAAGACCGCCGATGAAATCGCGGAAATGGCTTGCGGCATGATATTGGGGAAGCAGGGCCGCAATGAATTGCGCGACTGGCCGGACTGGCGCAAGGCTGATCCTGACAAGGCCATTGAGCATGACAGGTCGAAAGACTGACACACACGATTCCCCCTCTCCACTCTCTATGGGACTTATATAGATGACTCCCGAAACTGACATGATTGCCGCGCTCTACGTCGAGACGAACGGCTGCTATTTCGGG